AGCGGAAGCCGAGAGCGACAAAGAAGTCCTTGCCGCGCTGCCAACCGACGACGAGATCAACAATGCAAAGTCCTATTCCGATTTGAAGCCGCTTTTGCTCCGACAAGCCGCTGCGATCAACGTCATCCTCAAGAAGCTGGGACTGACTGAATAAATGCGCGTTACGGCAGACGTTTACGATTCCAACGGCAACAAGACCGGCATCGGGCCGGTGATTGCCATTAAGAGCGCCAGCGTCACGGAGCAACTTGACGGCGCGGGTTCGTTCAATCTCGATCTGGCAGTGGACGAGCGGGTGCTGACGCTCATCAACGAGACCGAAGTGCGGCTTCAGGTGCAAACCTACGACGCGCAGCCTTCGATGGAGTGGGTGCGGGGCATCGTCCGCGATAACCAGATTCAGGATGAGGACAGCGGCACACGGATCACCGTCTCCGGGCCGGACACGATGGACGCGCTGACCGAACGCACCGTCGGCCTCGGTCGTAGTTACAGCAACCAGTCAATGAACACGATCCTCAACAGCCTGATCGGACTGGTGCCGGGTTGGTCGGTAACGGTGGAGAGCGCGGTGGCGGGTGACCTGCAATCGACGCGCTTTGATGGGGCGAATGTGCTGCAAGCTCTGCTGCGCTGCGTCAGCGAAAAGGGTATCCATGTCCGTAACGGCTTAACGGCCAACACGCTGGAGATCGGCGCGTTTGGCACATCGGCAGTCGATAGCAATGGCAATCCAGTCAGGGCGATCAAGGTGCCGGGTGAGATGAGCATCGAGCTTCAGCGCAACGAAAGCACGATCTTTATTGACCGCATCAGCCGCCAGAGCAAATCCAGCGATGTAGTGAACTGGTGTATCCCGATTGGTGCAGGCGAAGGCAGTACCGCGCTGACGCTGCGCGATACCACTTACGCGATTTACAACGAAGACGGCACGTTTTACAGGCCGGGAACGGCGAGCCGGTATCCGATCTATAGACGGGTGAATGCCAATAACATTCCTGAATACTACATTGATGCCAGCGGTGGGGCGCGGCTGCGGCAGGCCACCGTCTCATTCAAAGAGATCGGGCCGGTGAGCAACAATGACAGTGCCAAGCAGCTTGCGGCTAATGCGCTGGTGCAAGCGGCGATGGCCTACCTCGACCGGCAGAAGGTGGCGCTGGTGTGCTACAAGTTCAGCGCCAAGAACGTGCAAACGCGCATCCGTCCCGGCGACAAAATCCTCGTGCAGTATCAAGGCCGGATGGAGATCATCGACGAGAACCGCTCAACCACGCCGCGACTAACCTACTTGGAAGTGAATGAGTCGATGTGGGTGATGAAGGTCACCAAGCGGATTAGTGCCGATGTGATTACCCACGACTTCGAAGTAGCGACGATTGACCGCTATGCGATGGATACAACCAAGATCATCGTCGATATGATGCAGGCGGTGCAGGCACGGAATTTGAGCGTTGGCTCGTTCCCGTTTATGAGTGAACGCAGTTCAAAGGACTTTGTCGGCTTGGACGTACTGCGGGTGCAGCAGCGTCCGGCACGGTTCAGCTTAAAGATTGACGAAAAGTTTACAGACATCGTTCAAGTCTCGATTCGCTTCAAATCTCGCCCGCTGACGGCACAAACTCGCGTTCAAGACTCTTCCGTCACCCCGTTCTTGGTGGTGTACGAGATGATCGAAGGCGATCAACACCCCAAAGGGTTGCAACTGTGGGTGAACGGCGTGGATGTATCCAGCGCCTTTGGTGGGCCGTGGAATAACCGGATCAGCGGCACGCCGGGCATTTCGTGGTCTATCGGACAGTATGAAAACAACGCGCTGGATGTGACCTGCGATATTACCCAGTACATCCTCAATGCATCCGGCGGTATTTACCGTGACCACCTGATCGAGTTTTACACCAGCGCGGATCGCAATGCGTTTGCTTATAAAGTGCCGGGGCAGGGGTCGAACACGAACCTGACAGGTGACGCAACCGGCGGCGAAATTGAATGCAATTTTCTAGTCTTTGGAACCGCGCGTGGGGTTATTCCCTCGCCAAGTTAAAGGATGTGACGATGCGAAACAAACTGTTGATCGTACTGCTAGTGCTGGTGAGTTCATTCTCCGGCTTTTTGTTGGGGCAGGTCTCGGCACAGCAGCGGGTATGCGATCCATTCACGACGGTCGGCGATGTGGGAATGCTGCCGATTGGTCAGGTGGTCGATTTCCTACATTGGGAAGGCGGCAATGCGCCGGTCGTCCGAACCGGGACGATCAGCAAATACTATATCCAATCCTGCTGGCCGGGTGTGGCGGTAATCGGCTTAGACCCACAAGCCTATGTGGTGGATTACGGCGCGGCAGACCGTTCGCAGGTCATTCTAAACCGGTCGGCACTGACCGTCCGCTAAGTCCAAATTGAAGGAGTTAGGGGCATCATGAAACACTTATTGGTTATGTTGTTCGCGGCGCTGGTGTTTGTTGCACCGGCGCTGGCGCAAGAGTCGTCGCCGCAGCGGCTGTAATCAGTGGTGATATTGGCGCTGGCACAGAAACGGCTGGTTTAGCAGCTACCGTGAGCAGCAGTGAGAGTGTGGTCGGCACAGAAACAGCAACAACCGGAGTCGGCGGATTAGGCACATTCGTCATGGGACGGCAGCGGTATCAATCAGGGTGAGGAGAAAAAGGCGTACCGGCCTCGCGGCAAACGGGCATATCAACCGGCGGGCAAAGCGCCGTATAAGCCATAGGAGTGATCAGTGAGTAGTAATGTATTTGACCTGATTGTCGGCGCGAGTGATTACGTCACCCTCGACTTTATCAATGCCCTCGACAGGGTGGTGAATAATGAAGTGGTCACCAGCGTGACATGGGATGTGGAAGATACGGCGGTCACTTCCTACGTGAATTCGACTTCGGCGGTGGATGCCGGTGGACGCTACGGCAGTGCAAAGTTCAATGCATTAGCCGAAGGGGTGACGCGGGTGACGGCCACAGCCACGACCAGCAACCCTGCCGCGACGGTCAAGGAATATTTTTTCATCCGGGTGTATACGCCGCCGGAGAGTGTCAATAACGATTACGGGGGATACTGAAAGAAGATTATATGTTGACACCTTTACCAACCACACGGGAAGGCTTTGCAGGCCGATCCCGCGCCCAACATATTGAAGATCATATCGCACTGCACAAACTCTATAACAAAGAGTTTAACGTAATTAAATATGGCGGCATTGGCGATGGCGTATCGAATGACACGTCGGCGATTGCTGATGCCTACGCTGATGCGGCGACTAATGGAGGTGGGGAAATCCATCTTCCGGCAGGTATTTGGAACGTCACCGCATTACCGAACATCATCTCTAACAATATATCGATCACAGGGGATGGGCCGGGCGCGACGACTATTCGCTTCATGGCAGGGTCTGAGGCGGCAGCCGGATTCGTGATCGGCGACGGGATTAACACTTGCGCGCATACCCGGATCGCCAACCTGCTGATTACATCCGTTAACCAAAAGACTGCCAACGCGGGAATCAAACTCCAAATGGCGTTTAAGACGTATGTAGAGAATGTCCGCATTGAGAACCAATACCGCGCATTACACGTCTACAATTCGACTGAAACATGGCTCACTGCTGCTGATATTCGCAATACCAAAGAAAACGGGATTGTTTACGAGTCAGCGCTCAACAGTGGCTATGATCTTTACTTGACAAATGTCGTTGCCGACAATCCAGACCTTGTGAACACAGGGATAGGTTTGTTGTGGCTCGGCGGCGAAAATCTATCCATCTTGAACTGCGATATTCTACGCTTCGCCAACGGTTTTGTTGTTGCGCCGCCAACGGGGCAGCAATGCCGGTGGGGCTTCTTTACCGGCGCGGAGTTCGATTCGAGCCTCGATAATAACCTCAAAATATCCTCAAGTGGCGGGGATATTATCGGCTTGAAGTTTACCAATACATGGACAGGTACAGCGGGTAACTACGGCGTTCTGATTGACGCGGGGAGCGGTGGAGAAACGCAAGCGTTAAAATTCATTGGTCACACCTCCAACCATAACGGGTTGTCCGGTATGCGGATTGCGGGCGGGCTTGATATTAACTTAATCGCTTGCGAGATGTGGGGTAACAGCCAGACCACGCCGAATGCCCGCAGTGGCATTGAGGTTACGTCCGGCATGGCGAACAGTCCATTAAAGATCATCGGCTGCACATCCAAGAATGGAGCGCAGCAGGGCAATACGCAGTCTTACGGGTTGAACTTCGATACTGCTACCTACGCAAACGTGCAGCTTACCGGCAATAACTTCATCGGTAATTCCAACGGTGGAGTTAACCTCAATGGCTCGACCTTGACTGCGATCATTGAAGAGATGGAAAGCAGCAGTAATGTCGGCTTATCGCTCTACAAGGCCGGACAGTTAGCACGACTGTACAACGATGGCAATACGCATCTTGACGGCGGTGGAAACAACGTCTGGTTGGAAGGCGGCAACATCTACATGAACGCTGCCAACGGGGGCAAGGTGGGTGTTGGGCACTCTAGCCCGACCGCGCGGTTGCATCTGGCAGCCGGGAGCGCGTCGGCGCAATCCGCTCCGATTAAGTTGACTTCAGGGACATTAATGAGTACGCCTGAAGATGGCGCATTCGAATACAGCGGAGGCCATTTGTATTTCACGATTGGCTCAACGCGTCTGCAAATTGTGTAATTAGGAGATCGATCATGTCAATACCTTTAAAGTTCCCTGTAGCGCCAGTCGTCAGCCTCTCCGCTTATTCAGCAAACACAGTGGTGGGTGGCTTACTGACCATTGCCAGTGTTCCGGCGCAAGGCGTTATTCGCGATATTTTGGTCAACATTGACGGCGCTATTACGCCGCAGCTCGACCTGTACTTTTTCGACAGTGCGCCAACAGTGATTAATGACACAGCCTCATTTGCGCCGGGCTATGCTGATCAGCAAAAGATGTTGACCGGCGATAAGGTCAGTATCGTCGCCGGCGATTATCAGACGCTGAACTCCAAAACGCGCGCGCATAAACGGGCGGTCAATCTGGATTATGCGGCCAACGCGGTGGCCGGCAGCTACAACCTGTATCTGTTTATCGTCAGTCCCGGCACGCCGACATTCCCCGGTGCCAGCGCATTAAACCTTAAAGTGCTGCTGTGGGAAGGCAAGCGATGACGCGGGGCGACAGCGACGATTTTCTGCTGCTGCTCTCAGATATTCCTTTTGCACAGCAATATGCAGCTTACATTAATTCACTAGGGGTTGATCTTTGGCTAAAACTCAATGAAGTAAGCGGCAACCCTGTTAATAACGGAAGCCTCTCCGGGCTAACTATCACCAATAGTACAGGCGCAGCGCCCACGCAAGGGCAAAATGGTGTTCCAACACACGGTGAAGCGCGCCTCAATGAAGCCTACGATTTTGCAGGCGACGCGGCAAACGGCGCAATGGTATCTATTGCCAACAACGCGACTATAAAAGCATGGACAACACAGAAGTGGTGCTTTGTTTGTCATCCTGATACGCTTGGTGCAGGTAATGCGGGTCAAATAGCCGTATGGGGTGGTTTCGGTGTAACCGATCACAAGCTGCTCGGATTGGTTAGTTCCAATCGTATACAGGCTACAATCAATACAGATAGTACAAATGCTCAAGCAACTGCTAACGTTAATCAAATTAGCGATTGCGTTGGTGTAGATTGTCTATTCTTTGTAGATTATGACGACAGCAACATTCTTGCGAACGGTCGAAAAATCCGCATTTTCAAAAGTGTTGCAGGAGTAGTTACACAAATAACGCTCGCAACGGATACTGCCGCAGTTGGCAATGTGGATCAACCCACCACAGCACTTATTATTGGCAATCGAAACGTCAGAGACCAAACGTTTGATGGACGAATTGATGAAATTATTGCAAAAGGTGCAGCCGTTGGCGCGGACACAGCAGCAAAAACCGCGTGTCTCTGGACGACAACAGAGATGCAAAATATAACCAATTATTTCCGTGCAGAGCCTTACCTATCAGGCGTTATTTATGTAGACAAACTAGGCAGTGATTCAAATGTTGGTTCGGTTGCCAGTCCTGTACTCACAATTGCCCGCGCAAACGCATTAGCGAATGCAACGATTACAAAAATTGTTGTCAATGCCGGTACATACAATGAGCTTGTTACGCCTCCGTTTGCCGGGCTGACCTATCAAGCGGTCGGCCCGGTCATAGTTGATGGAGCAATCAATACCCGAAATGGATTTACGGTTGCTGTTCCTAATATAACAATTAATGGATTTACATTCACAAACTGTATTACCGGCGTGCAGTTTAACAGTGGTGGGAATAATGGGGTTGTAAATGATTGTGAAAGCAGCCTATCGACAGCACGTGGATTTTACGCATTTGGTGCGACGGGAGTTATCTTCCGTCGCTGCTACAGCCACGATCATACAAGTGGATATGGGTTTGAATTTGAAGGAAATGCGGATAATGGGGCCGCCATTCGCTGTTGGTCAACTAGTGGCCAGCACGGGTTTATTTGCAAAACCTCGACCAGTATTCGCTTCGATGGCTGTGTAGTTTTTAATACTACACTATCGGGCTTCTACTCGAAAGCCGGCAACGGGATGAAGGTTTACAACTGTGTGTCATACAACACCAATTATGGGGTGTATTTGGCAGATAATGCCGGTGTTGACCCAAATAGCTCCAATGCCGACATCAAGAACACGATTATACAAGGTGCAGTCCGGGCTATTTACGCGGTTGAAAGTGGCGATATTAGCGGACTGCTGAGTGACTATAACGATTTCTACGGCAATACCCTTGTGGGCGTGATTGTTGCGGTAACTTATGCTGCTTTAGTGAATTGGCAAGGCCAAGGGTATGATACCCACAGTCAAACGGTTAATCCGTCATTTGCAAGCGTGGTCTACGGAGGGTTTAGATTAGCTGTGGGCAACTCATTACTCACAGCAGGCTCTAGCGGTGTGGCAATCGGGCGCGACGGGAGCACGTGGGACGGATAATCAGTAAGTGTTTTGTTATGCGGTTAGTAGAATTTGTGTTCGGTTTGTGCTATAGTGACAGGAATGAAATAAGGTAGGGAAAGTTAGGCGCGATGGTTATATTCGGCATTCATGTGAGCGAGGAAACAGTCGCCTCTGCTGCGTTTGCAATCATCGGCTTTTTGATCGCCATCAACATCTGGATACGCGCCAGATCGAAAAAAATTGAAGCGGATGCAAAAGTGAAAGTGGAGATGGCTCAGGCCGAACTGGCAGAGCGCAAATTCGTCATGGACTCGCACAAGCGCCAGATCACGATCAATGACCAGTTGAATGACCGGCTGGACAAAGAGAAGGCACTTTACGAGAAGCGGCTCGCCGACAAAGAAAAGAAAGACGAGAGCAACTACCGCGTGTTGAGCAAGGTTTTCGACCGGCATTCGCAAGAGATTCACGACGTTCTCAAAAAACGCTTCGACCGGATCGAGACCACGCTGGCCGAAATGCCGGGTAAGCTGCAAGACGGCAATAAGGAATGGCTGCAAACCGCGATGGGTGAGCTGGCGGTGCAACTGGCGGACATCTTCGCCTCTTCGACGATGGCACAGGATTGGTATCCCTTCCCGGATGTGAATGATCCAGAGTGGCGCGAGGAGTTTGTGAAGCCGTTGGTGAGCAAGGTGCGGCTGTACCGGCGGCCTGTCTTAAGCGATGCCAGCCTAACCGACGCGGCGATCTTGTCCAGCGGTGAGACGATGGAGATCATTCAAGGACGAAAGAAAGGCTGGCTGGTTGTCCGGCTGCCACGCGGCAGTAAAGCGCTGTACGGCTGGTTACCAGAGCATGAGGTGCTGACCGGAATGAACGCCGTCAAACTGGCAACCGGTGAAAGCGCCATTATTCCAAAGACTTCCCCCATCCCGGCAGCAACATAGCCGAAAGAGTTGATGTGGAACTGACGATTGATGAACTGACGGCGCTGGTGTTGGAGCATGGGCGGTTGGCGATGCTGTACCGCAAAACCGCCGCCGAGCATGACAAACTGGCGCAGGTGTACTTGGAAGCAGGCAAACGATTTAACCGGCAAGAAGAGGAGCAAGAGAGCAAGATGAACATCCGTAAAATTATTTCGGGCGTGAGTATGGTGCTGTTGGTGGTGTTTCTGATCGGCAGCTTGAACCTGACGATGGCACAGGGTGAGCCGGAAGCGACGGCAGCCGTCACCGCCAGCGTGAACGGTAATCCAGTTGAGGCGACGTTGGAGCCGGTGGATAAATCCACGCCGGTGGATCAAACACCCAGCTTGCTCAACATCGTCCTTGATAAACTCATTATCATCGCGGCGATTATCGGCTTGATTGTGTTGGCTCTTAAGGTTGCTGGCACAGTGCCGAAAGAAACCTTTGACAGCGCGATTGAGAAAGGGTTTAGTCTGGCGAAAGAAATTACCCTAAGCACTGCTACACCGATTGACGATGCGGCGCTGGAGTTGTTTAAACCCGGCTTGACCAAATGGCTGGATGATGAGTTTGCCAAACGCGCCGGTGTCGTTCAGGTGAATGTTCAGGCTGGGACTAAGGAAGACATTTCAGCAGGTGGCGGGATATTGGCGGAAGAGTTGCGACGACGCGGGATTAACGGCGCACCGTAGTATGCCACAATCCCTCTTCGGCTCGAACGTTGATCTGCCGTATGTGCGCGACTATGGCAGGTTCTTAGAGTATCACCACGCACTTGACCCGGCAGTGATGACGCTGATCGTCGATAAGCCGGATCGCAGCGAGATTGACAAGCTGAAGGCTGCGGCGGCCGACTTCCCGAATGCAACGATCATTGCACGGGTATGGCACGAAGAGGACGGTGGGTTTCATTTACCGCCTAAAGCAGCGGGGGATAACCGCCCGGAAGTCGCCAGCGCCGAGGGCTATATCGACACCTTCAAGGAACTGGGGCAGGGCAACATGATCCTGTCGGTGCTGAATGAGCCGACGGCGTTCAATGACCTGAACAGTCAAGTCAAACTTGTCAATTGGTGCGTGAGGGCGATCAAGCGGGCGGACGAGACGCAGACACGGATATGCCTGCCGAACTGGGCAGATCGGCATCCGTTTGCGCTGAACGGGCAGTGGGGGCCGGATAAACGGCGAGAGGGCTTTGCGGACGCGCCGGATGACCTGTATCAGCCGATGCTGCTGGCGATTAAAGAAGCCAAGCATCCAGAGTTGATCAGTATCGGCTTGCATTGTTACGGCCCAGATGGCTATGTAGACACGCTGGCCGGATTGGTGCAAACCTGTGCGGCGCTCGACATGCGGTGTCCCGATACTTATATTACGGAATTCGGTTTTGATACCGAGTTCGAGGGCGACAAGCTGGACGGGTATAAGCTGCGGATGCCCGGCGATGCTTATGCACGATGGACTGCCGCGCAAATCGACACCGACGGCGATATGCGGCCATTTGTGGTGAACGGCCCGGTCAAAGGCGTGACGATATTCGGCTGGGGGCATACCGAGCGCTGGAAGAATTATGACACCGAGACTGACCGCAGTTTTCAGGACACGATGCTGGCACTGAAGAAAGAGGATAAGTTGACCGTTCCCACACAAATACTCCCTCAATCCGTGCCGAAACCCAGCAACCCCGGCATTGGGCGTAAGGTGATCTGCCGGAAGTTCCGCAACATTCGCAGCGGGCCATCGACACGCTACCACGATGACGGTGACCTGCCCGACGGCGCGATCTGCACCGTGTATGACCAGCGGCCTTATCCAGAGAAGTTGCCGGATAACAGCATCGTCAATTGGTGGTGGATGGAAAGTGACCGGGGCAACGGCTGGATTCAATCGACCGGTTGGCGCTGGGAGAATATCCCTGAGCCTGCACCGGCTCCGGTGGATGTGCCGACGATGCCACCGTTCCCGCCGGTTGTAGCTCCGCCAGCCGAGCCGGTTGTGAAGCGCTGGGCAATGGGATTCGAGATTGTGTGTACGGATGAGCAAGGCACTCTGCTCGAACAGGGCATCCGGCATATTTTCGAGGGCATGGCACTGATCGGTCAGATTGCCGGGGCAGGTGTGACGATCCGGCGGACGGAAGTGCCGATGTAAGATGCTTGCATCTGTCGAAAATATGTGCTAAGATTTCTCTCAGGTGTAACCCTTAACAACTGATTTGGTGCTGGTGGGGCTTCATGCCTAGCCAGCATAGCATGAGGATCAAAAGGGCATTTGCTCATGTGACAAATCTGAATTGCAGTGGAGAGCCACGCCGCTGCCGTCTCTTCCTGTAGGCGAAAATTATGGGAAGCAACGTTAGGCTACGTAAAGGCCAGCGCGAAAGGGAGATGTTGATAGCCATTTGAACCGGCTGAGTCTCCCCTGAACGCAATTAACATTTGCAAAACCAAAATCATTTTTGTTTGTCAGTGTCCGAGAACTCAACCACTTCGCGCATGGTAGCACGGCTGCGTTCTTCAGCCGGATCAACCTTAGATTCTCCCCACAAATCCAATTGACCGATACCTTTGCGCTTTCGCCCTTTTGCCAAGCTATGATTAGTACACTCTGGGCTGAACCAAGCGATTGTGGTACGTGGATACCATGATGGATGCGCCTGCTGGAGATCGTCCAAGAAATGCTCGGTTTGGGGATGATTGGTGTTATGTGTATCGATTGCAAGTCTCCAGTGGTTAGCCGCGCCGCGAACCTCAATTCCGGCTGCGACAAGGCCGGTGGATGAACCACCGGCTCCACAGAAATAATCCATTGCTGTGATGTTGGATGATGTGTTATGCAAAGCACTTTGCATAGTCATTTGTAGTTAGCCTTCCAATTCGAACAAGGTCGGCTGGGCGCGTTCCAACTCGGCTGTCCGCAGATACTTACAGGCCAGCTTCCAATAGGAGGGTTTCAACTCGGAGGCCATGCCGCGCCGTCCCAACTTCACAGCCACGTAAGGAGTCGATCCCACACCGCCGAAGGGGTCGAAGACCAGTTCGCCGGGGTTGGTGTACCAGTGGATCAGACGTTCGATGAGATCAAGTTGAAGCGGCGCAAGATGGCGCTCGTCTTTGGCTTCACGGGCGATCTCCACGTTTAGCACTTTCATCTGGTTGATGTCTGACCAGATGGCCGGAATGGTCACGTCATCCCAAATCGGATTGGCGTAGTTCTGCCAAACGGGAAGGGATGAGTTGATTTGACCGGACTTACGGCTGGGAATGGCGAGTAAGCTGCCGGGTGGGTTCGAGCCGTAATAGGTCAAGTCATTGGGATCGTGCATCACTGGTGCAGACTCTTCTTGCCCCGGCGCAAACTTGCGAAACACGAGGACATAATCCGGCAGGCCGACGCGCAGCGCCTGTGCTTTGGTGCGCCAGTTCTTGTAGAGAAGCCCGTGCGAATTGGTCTTCTGCATCTCGACCACCGGGTCTTTGCCGACGGTGATACGCGATTGCAGCACCCACTTGGTTTTCTTTTTGTCGTCCTCAATATCTTTCTCAGATTCCAAGCGGGCTTGCCGGAAGGCGACGGTCACATCATCGGAGAAGGGCGCGATCCCCATGACGGTATCGCGGTTGATGAAGAGCGGCAGGTCTTTGACGTGGACAGCGACGGTGCGACCGGGCTTGGTGACGCGTAGAAGCTGCTCGATGAGATAATTGTAATGTTCAAAGAACTCCTCATCGGTGGCCGCGTTACCCATATCGGCTTCTTTGTCGGAGTACGTATATAACGAAGAGAACGGAGGTGAGTGGACACAGAAGTCGATGCTGTTGGAGGCAAAGCCGCGTGTGACCTTGACACAATCACCGAGGTGCATCGTCCAACCCTCCCCCTGAGCGATGTCATTCTCGGTTTCGGAGAAAGTGACGATGCCAGAGCCGATACGGAAGAGGCCGTACTTCCGCATGGCCGCGTTCATGTTGGCCTGCATTTCAACAAAGGCGCGCTGCTTTTCTTGGAGGCGCTGCATCACACTGCCTTCAGACTCGGAGTAGATCATGTGGATGTGCGGCGTGCGCGGTTGGCCGTAGCGGACCATGCGCCCCATCGCCTGATAAGTGCGCTCAAAACTGAAGGACACGCCGGCGAAGATCATCTGAGCGCAGTGCTGCCAGTTGAGGCCGAGTCCGGCTAGTTCTGGTTTACTGATAATGATCCGCTTCTCGCCGAATGTGAACGTCCGTAAACCCGCTTCCTTGACCTTAGCCGGTTGACTGCCACGCACTTCTACATAATCTTCACCGCTTAGTGCCTTCATGAGTTCATCGGCTTCAAAGTCGGTATCACACCAGACGATGACCGGATCGGCAGGGTCGATACTGTCTACAATTTGTCGAACCTTCGCGACACGAGCGGCATTGCTATCGCGCTTAACCTGCATGAACGACGTGGCGGAAGGCGTACTCGGTAGAAGCTGCCCTTTCTCCCAAGCGCGTTCAATGGTCTGCTGACTGGATGACAACTCGTACTCGTGAATTTCCGGCACGATGCGCTCGTAACCGGGCATGTCGTACTCATCGCCGAGGTCAGAGGGCTTAGAAATGCAGACTGCCCAGCTCGTCAGCCAGCGGTAGAAGTCATCCACTGCATGACCTTTAAGCCGCGCCTGACGGGCAACGTCGCCTTCACCTACGAACCAACGGGCGAGTACGTCATGAAAATCCATGATGTCTAAGAAGGTGCTGTGATTGCCGATCTCTACGATGTCATTTGGGGAAGGGGTAGCTGTGCAGCAGAGCCGGTAGGGTGTGTGCTTGAAGCGGTCGCAAAGATCAAAGAAGGTCTTGCTGTAGTGCTTGAGGATCGACGACTCGTCAAGGACAATGCCAGCGAACTGTGACGCGTCAAAGTGATCGACACGTTCATAGTTGGTGATAAAAATCGGCGCTCGTGTGTTTCCTAAATGCGGCTTTACATCTTCCATTGTCTGAACATGGAAGACGTTTACATTGAACTTATGCCCTTCGCGGACGGTTTGTTCAGCGACGGCTAAGGGCGCAAGAATCAGAACGGGCTTATGTGTTTGATCAGCAACATGAAAAGCCCATTCGAGTTGCATACCGGTTTTACCGAGGCCGACATCAGCGAAAATGGCTGCGCGTCCGAGTTGAAGCGCCCAGCGAACGATGTCCCGCTGAAACAAATAGAGTTTCGGGTTGATTTTGTCGGCGGACACGTCAATGCCGACCGGCTTGGGAACGGCCATTTTGGTCGATAAAAACTGCTGGTAATCGTCGAGTGTATCGGTCAGCAGGTGCAGCGGCGGCAGTGCCGGCCAGTCGGATGTGTTGTAGTCAGTCATGTCCAGTCGCTCCATGTCCAATCACGTCTGTGATGGCGAGTAATATTTTTGGTGATCGCCCAACCCTTGAAGCGGGTTCGGGTGCTGATGCACTGGGCAATGGCCGGAGTCATCCGGCCACGCCGACGCGCCCGACGAAAACGCTTGCCGTTACGCGTTGCAAGTCGACGCGACATGATTAGGCGGCCTTCTGTGCGGCTGCGTGCAGGTGGTAGATGACGCGGTTGGACGACACGGTTGAAAGGCCAACCCACTGGCCGTTCTGAAAGTGAACGTGCCGGGTATAAGAGACCTTCTTATCGTCATCGAGCGTAAAGTGAATTACGATCTGGGCGCGAGCGCCTCTGGCAGAGGTCGAAATGAGTTCAACCACGCCAGCATTCAGGGCTTGATGCTGAAGTTCCTCGATCAGACGGCGCATCTGGCGACGGCGATCTTCTGCTGCGGCGATCACAGGTAGGAGTTTTTCGATGGCAAGAATGCACGCGTCGCGATCTTCCGGCGGAGTCTTTTTGTCATTAATGGCTTTTTCTAAGGCCGCCTGCTGCTTATACATCTTGCCAAGTTTGCGATTGACGTTGTTGATAATGTCTTCGGCGATTTTCGTTTGTTGAACGCGGTCAAGTTGATTCATGGTTAGTTGATCTCCTGCTGTTCAACGATGGCTGCATAGACAGCAGTGGCAGTCGCATCCTCGAAGGCGGTAATGCGCGGGTTGTCGTTGATGAAGGGGCGCACGTATTCGGTAAAGGTGCTCATGTGATGCAGTGCGCCAATGATTTCCAGATGATCCATTTCACGGATTTCATCAGGAAAGCCGATGACGGACGGATTCACGCAGTCGAACAGCCGGAGCCATTCGGCAGCTTGCTGACCAAAGAAATGAGCCTGCTGTTGGTCAGTTCTCGATAAGTTGGGCATACTCGTCATGACTATTTACTCCTCAGTAGATGGTCGGTTTGAAAGGGGTAGGGGAGGTCGCAACTCCTCTGCCCCTCGAATAACTAAACGCTGGCGGGCTTGGCAATCCACATGGGATAAATGCTGCCCGGTCGCTTCTCACAAAGTGAATGATCGGCGGCGTAAGCTTTGCACTTGGGGCCGTCGATCAACTGATGATCGCTGTTGCTCCACGTGACGGTTTTGATTTCATCCGTTCCCAAGTTCTTAAACTTCAGCATGTACTGACCGGCTCCGAGTCTGCCGCCGTAGTGCAGGATTTCGAGCTTGGTATCGACCGTGCCGAGCGTCTGGGATTTGGACTGCTGAAGGATGACATCACCTTCATCAAGATCGCGGGTTTCGCAGCGGATGATGGGCAGCGCGGGCTGCTGCTGAACGGATGCAACGGGAGTCGGCTCAACAGGTGCAGCGGCTTTGGGCTGGGCGGGTTTGACGGCTAACTCGACCAGACGGGCCATGAAGGCTGCTTCCGGGAGCGTGGTTTCGGATAAGGTAGCGAGGACGCGATCCGGCTCAACCAGCGCGTTAATTGCATTCCAATCCATACCCAGATGCTTGAGCATCGCCATGACGCGCTCACGTCCGCCCGCGCCTGACCAGTGAGTAGAGGTGGCTTTGTTGAGCTTGTTCAGAAGCGCAGATAAAGAAGATTGATCTCTGGGGCGATCTTCTTTGCTTGCGTCCTTAAGATAACCGGCTACATTGAATTCGACAGCAGCGCGGGACAGAATATCGGTCGCGGCGGTCTTATAAGCTTTAGCAACCATTGAGGCAAGGGAATAACCCTCAAGCGGCTTGCCTTCTTCATATTGACCTTCCTTGTTGGTCTTGCCTTCCGATTTGCGCTGAATGATGCCGCTGCCGATTTGATAGCGGGTAATTCCGCAAACGGTGAGACCGCCGCGCATGATGACCACATCGCCATCGACGCAGATAAATTCCGGCTCGGTGAGTTTCCACTGAGGATCGACCTGTGACAGTCGGCGGCGAATGGCCGACTTGCGAATGTAGCAGTTCCCGTTTTTGAAGCCGTGTTCATGGGCTTCAAAGGGTTTGGCAAGTAACTCTTGTTGCTCTGGTTTCATATCTGTGCTATCCTCTTTAACTAGGTATGTTCTGATAAAGACAGGTGAGGGGCGAGGCTGGTGACACAACCTCGCCCTTTGCGTTCTATTTGGCCTTGCGCCTCCTGCCGTAGGTGGTACCGACCGGAAACACCCAATCGCCGCTGGCAAGCTGCGTGCCGCCGAGTTTGTCGGCATTGCGGCAGATGGTGCAGATCGCCACGCCGGATTTCTCGGCCACCTGCGCGGTCGTCCATGTTTTGGTGGAGACTGCCGGTACATCGCTGTTGGACTCGGCACGCATCTCCTCGATGAGTCTCTGAGCGTCGGCTAGATCATTGGTCAATTGGATAACCAAGCGCCGGAGTTGATGCGGTGACAAGCTGCTGAGATCGTTGTATTCCGTCTGGAATCCGTTTTGTTTGCGCTTCATCTCGTCAGCCATGCCTTTGTAGGCGCGGTTAATCTGGTCGGTTTGACCGCGCTGGGTAGCGCTGAGGTCGGAGAAGGTACGAACGGTCATGATGCATCAGTCCAGTGTGATGGTATTTAACAGGCTGAGGAATAAGCCGCGCTGAATATCGTTCATTTCAAAGTCACCAATGAGCGTGGCAAAGAAACGTTCGGCAACCGCGTTAGAGGTATGCGGTGACATCGTGCGAATGGTTTTGCACAAATCCGCAACGATATTGTCGTAGTCAGACGTGTCTTCGTCTGATGGATCGTCGTCATCGAACATTTCGGGGCTGTTGTATTCGATGAACTCATAGACCTGCTCTTCAATCGCATTGGCAAATGTTTCCAAACGGGGATCATTTTGGTCAACGTTGCTAAGTGCTTGAAGGATAGAGTCGAGTTCTTCCTCAGCTTTTTGCTTGCGCTCAGAAACCTTCTTTGCGGCTGCAAGAATGCCTTTTTGAGCCTCGTTTGCGTAAATCACCGTATCTTTCAGATGAGTGGCAACATTGTGCAGTTCAACAATGCGTCCTTTGGATGCTTCATCGCCGCGTGCTTCTGCATCGTTATAGAGTTCGGTAGCGGTCGCCGTGAAAACTTCCATCGAGTTATTGACATAAACGGTAACGGCTTCGGCTGCCCCAAGTTGAGCGCGGAAATTATCCAGTTGGGTTTCCGGCGTTTCGACTTCATCTTCACGAAGGTAATACTGCTCAGTCATGACGGCTGTACTCCCGTAACTGGAAATGGACTTGGACGATTAGCGGCTTCACGACGGCGCATTTCTAAATTCGCCGCTGTCTGATCAAAAATGTTTTGCATTTCGACTTCATGCTGCTGGCGGCGGGCTTGGATGTCGGCAAGGGTCGGGATGCGTTTGGTTTCACCGGGTTTAGGGCCGTTGTTGGTGAGCATCCGACCGGTCACAGGGGTGGCCGTGCTGATGATGGTCTGTCCGGTGGGCAGCGGCGGCTGTTGAACCGGTGGACGGGGAGCCGGAGTCACGGGCGTGCTGTAGATGGCTGCATCTGTGGCGGCAACTTTGGGGGCAGGGGTGGAAGCCGGGAGATCGCGGACAAGGACAGCGTTGAGTTGATTAAAAGTGAGATCGCCTTTAACAAACTGCGTATGCTGAAGCTGCCAACCTTCACTCGCCAGCTTGTTCAAGTCCGATTCATTAAGGTCATACTTGATAGCGTATTGCTTGCAAGCGGATGTCACGATAGCCGCCTTCGCTTCAAGGCGTTCGATAAGCTCATTCTTCGCCAAAAGCTGCGTCACATGCAGATCGTGCTGGGTGACCAGATCGGCATTCAATTTGCCGACTTCACGCACTAAAGCGTTGATGCGAATTTGCCCGTTGATCTCGGCCTGTTCCGCGTCCTTGTGTGCCTGCTCCAGCTTTGCGCGGAGGTTCTCCACTTCCTTCTGGAGATCGGTTTCAAACGGCTGATCGTCGGGTTCGGCGGAGTCATCGATGGCGGCTGCGAATGTTTTGACCGCTCCGGCAGCTTCAGCCGGGACAGTCTTGGGGACGTAGAGCTGTCCGGCGGGGAGGCTGATATTCGGATCGAGCTTGTGGCCGGTTTCATGCCAAGCCGCGAGATCGGCATAAGACATGGACTCGGAACTGCTGTTGCCATCGGCATCAACCATTTCAACGATATAGGCGGCAGGGTTGACGAATTCAATGAAGAGGGACTCGGTACCCTTATCGGTTTCACGGTAAAAAGCTGTACCGTGCGGAAAGGTGCCGAGGTCGAGATAAGCGGCGAGGTCAGGCGTGGCGAACTGGCGCTGCGCCCCGTTGGGATACTGCACGATGGTATCCGTAACGGTGGAGGCGATGACCTTGAGTGATTTGCCGTGCAGGTCAATCGGTTTGGTGGTGTTGATGGTGGCGAGAGATACGCCGGTGGTCATGGTCTGCCGGTTCTTGAGTTTGTCGGTCATGATAAACGTTAGTCCTTCTTCTCGTGTTCAAGCTGCCAACGGCGGGCGGCAATGTGCTGATCGATCAAACGCTGCTCGTCACGATTCAAGTGTTGGCCGGTGCGTTCTTTGAGCAGAGCGTTGACGAGATTACGCAGATGTTCGTTCTGTTGAAGGATGTCTTTATAGGAAGACGGCGGCGGTTCGGGCGCTGCGTCCGGGTCGATGATCGAGCCGACGAAGACGCGCCGGGCGAGTGCGGATGCTGTACTCATGAAACTTCCACTTTCTCTAAATAAGGAGTGAGATCAAAGGTCGGGTAACTGGCGGCGCTGCGGGTATAGCCACAGAGCGAACAAGACTTGTTCCAGCAGGTGACTACCCAGAATGTGGGCTTATCCGGCAGACCAGTTTCTTGAGACTTGGCATCGAGCGTGCCGCCACAACAACGGCAGGTGGTCGGCACGCCAATAGCCGGTTGGCTGTTTTCAGCCGGGGTGCATTGGGGTTTGCCTTTCAACTCAGTGGACATGTTGTTTCACCTTTCTAATGCAATGTGTTTTGCACTGAGGTATGCTTAATTGCGTGCGTAGCAAGTAAGTTCTTGCTGTTTCGTGCCGCACTGTGGTTTATGCGTGCAATAAATGCAGTATAGCACAACGCAAAAGTTATTGCAAGCGGTTTAATGCTTGCCATTTGTGAATTTTTGGTTATAATGTGGGAGTAGAACGAAATGGCTAGACCGAAAAAGGAAGACAAGATGCTGACTACAAATGTACGAGTCACCAGTAAAACCCACAGGTTACTCAAAATGTTAGCTGTTCTGCGTGACAAAGATATGTCGGTGGTGTTAGAAGATTTCATTGTTGAACACGCACCGGACGTGGTTGCTGCATACGAAGCAGCAGAGGAACGCAATAAGGATAAAGAGAAGGCCGAAGCACAGAGTTGAAGAGGTGGTAAATGATCTACTTTGCCTATAGCCATAAAATTGAACAAATCAAAATTGGCACTTCTCGCCATATCCGTGTGCGCCTGTCGACTTTGGGTAAGGAGTTTGGGCGTTTGAAGTTGTTGGGTTATATGGAGGGAGACAGGGTCGAAGAGAAACAACTGCATCAGCGATTTAAGGAATTTAACTCCGGTCTGAAAAAGGAGTGGTTTTTTGATGTTCCTCAAATTCGCGAATACATCGCTCAAAATACTTCTATGACAATTCCGCCGTGGAGCAAAACGATGGTGACTTTGAATCGCCTTTCGGCATCTCGGTTGGAATACATGGCATATGTTATGAATAAGCCAATGAGTGAGACTTTGGATGATTTGATACTGGGGGCTATGCCGAATATTGATACTTATATGGAAGAACTTGAAACTTTGCGGCTGAAATTTCGCAAAGATAACGAGACCTTCCTGATTAAGAATGAGATTTCCGACTAGCTCATAAATCCAAGAGAGTAAACCATGATCTACTTTGTGCGAAGCCGTAACACCGGACACGTCAAAATTGGGTATACCGCTAATATTCAACAACGTCTTGTGGAGTTGACTTCCAAGTACGGCAAGATTGATTTGCTGGGAGTTATCACCGGCGGTCGTGCATTTGAAAATGCGCTGCACCGAGCTTTCGCCGAGTACAGAGTAGTAGAGCTTGGACGTGAATGGTTTCGTTACAACCCAAGTCTGCGTAAATACATCACTACCTACGCTACTCGTCCTGATGCCGTTAGGCCAATGCATCCGCGCCCTTTGACTCGTCCAATTTATCGCAGCGGAGTGAATTGCCATCTTTACGAATTGATACTTAAGAAGCGTCAACAGGCGGGCTGTGAGGAATATGATCTCACTGCACTTTCCGCTGATACGCACATTCCTGTCGGTGTCCTTGAGCGAATGATGCGGAATCAGGCTCGTACTTTTAAGGACGCTCACTGCGACACACTCCTAAAGTTTTTTAGGTGCGATGTGGGCGACTTGTTGACATATATGCCGGATGAGCAGCCAGCTTGATCTCCCGTAGGTTTGGATTTGTGAAGAAAATTCATGAAATTCCAACCGTCATTTGATTGCACGATATTTGCATCGCGTGTTACAACTTAACGAGTAATTAACAGTGCAATTAGCGTAATGGTGGTTTTCATCAGAATAGGCAATGACTTTTGCATAACAAGAAAAAGCCGGTCAGACGCAAGCGCTACACCGATCCAACGAAGTTTCTGGATTTGTTGGCGCTGGTCGGCGGCTGGCTGGTGGGGTTGGTGAGGAGGAAGTGATTCCTACTCATGATAAGTTTCTTTATTTTAAGTAAACAGCGCAGCGGATAGGCCGCCAGCTTGTGCAAAAAATGCACAAGCTGCCCAGAAGCCGGGTTCGAACCCCGGACGCGCAATCGTTTGACAGTTGGGGCAGGGATGGCCTCTAACCATCCCCAAACCAGCGCGCAGCTTAAAATGTGTATATCTTAGGAAACTGGATCAAGACAGAGTTGTTAGGGGATTTCCTGAACAAAACCCTATCATTCTCTCAGGAAGTGATAGGGTGTGCGGTTATTTAGCCGGCACGAATGATACGGCTCCCCATCGCCGTCATCGGGTCGTCTTCTAAGGGTAGGGTTTCATAGAGCCGTGAGACTTTGGCGATGAACTCCTGATCCTGCTGGGCGTAAAAGCGCTGGGTAACCCCGATGTCGCTGTGATTGAGTTTGCTGCTGACGATGCCGAGCGCGACTCCGGCCTGTGTCCATGAGATGCCGACCGAATGACGCGTGCCGTGCGTAAAGTACTCGCGGGGCAGGTTGATACGCTGGCAGGTATCGACGATCATAGCGTACACGCCGCCGTCCTTGAGCGGCTTGTAAGGCTTTTTATCCCAAATCCAAACCCGATCATGGCCGCAGTTTGGCCGCCACGCTAAATAACCCTCCAACGCCTTTTTGGTCTTATCGCCCCAGAACACCTTATCCATTTTGCCGCCCTTGAGCCGGATGGTTGCGCGATAGTTGTTCAGGTCGAGGTCGTCCATACCCAGACTGAGCAGCCCGCCCACCCGGCAGCCGGTGGCGATGAGGAACATGAGGATGGCGTAATTGCGCTTCGAGGTGTGCCGGGTGTACTCCAACATCTGGCGAAGGTGTTCCGGCGGAATCGCCCGTATCTCGGCACTGTCTTTGGAACGGGGAGGGCGCTTCAGCAGCCGCGCCGGGGACTGCTCGATATAGCCCCGGCTGACGGCCCACGAAAAGAAGCTCTTCAAGATGGCGGTGTAATTGGCTAAGGTCGAGCGCTTCAGATGTCCCCACCTATGCGCCTGATAGCGCTGTAATTCTCGCGGGGTGATTTCCTCCGGCAGGCGGGACTGACCGCCGAGATCACTGACCACTTTACGCAAAACCATGTCGTACTGCTTTAGCGTTTCAACGGCGCAAACCACACGGCAGTAATCAAAATACTCCTCCAACACACCTGCTAATGGCTCATTTGACATAACGATCCTTTCTGCTGCGCGTAACCACGACTATAGAACTCCATATAAACCGTAGCAAATATTTATAGAGTCACAGCAAGTGTAAGAATGGAGGTTAGGACATTCCTATTAAACCAATGAAGATTTCACGAAATGTTAGGGAAAAATTCACAGGGGAGGTGAAATAAAAACTGCCCACTCGTCAGTGGGCAGCGGGAACAGGGACAGAACTGAATTCAATTCAATGGGCCGGCGGCGGACGCAAACCGCTGCCGATCCGAAACGAACCGCAGAACGTGCACCTATCACAATGCGCGTTCCTATCCATAGGAGAGTCTATCACATGATAAGGGAGTTATGCAATCAATTTTGCATAAAAATAGGTCAAACGGCCTACGAGGTCATGAGTCGGGCGGCGGGTTGGCTGGCCGCGAAGGTCGGCATGAAGCTGGTGGAGGTTGATGATACCAGCGAGGTCATCATTTCAGATGTGCCGATATGGCGTATATCAGGCGAAGTCATCATTGGAGATTTGCCTAATGCGCTAACTGTTGATTTCCAGATTGATGTTAAGCAAAGCAACTACCGGATTGCAAAGAAGTTAGCTCACCAAAGTTTGGAAGAACAATATCCAAAAGGGCGAATACAGATAATGGAATGCGTGCGGGTGGATCAACCGCAGCCGCGTGTTCGTAAAGCCGCTAATACTCGCGGAAGCGGATATATCTATCTCATTGAAGGGGAAAAAGGTCGATTTAAGATCGGCCTAACCGCCGATCCGAAAACGCGCATTAGCACGCTGGGCGTAAAGCTGCCATTCGACATTGAAGTTATTCATCTTATCCATACAGATGATATGCGTCGTGCTGAACGTGAACTTCACCATCAATATAACCACAGACGACTAAACGGTGAATGGTTTGACTTAACGCCTGACGAGATCGCCGCAATCCAGCAGATTAAGCACATCACTTACGGGGAGAGGCTGCAATGAACACACTCCCTGTCATGATTCGTCGCGAGTATTTGGATTTGATGGACGGCGATCACTGCGCGGCTGCCATTTTGAACGCTTTCGAGATGTGGTCAAAGAACAAGCCTGACTATATCTATAAGTCGGCTGCTGAAATGCAATCCGATTTGCTAGGGTTATTCGGACTAAACCGAGTTGGCAACGCATTTCTTGAGCTTCGCCGACGCGGCTACCTGATTGCCCGCGACAACCCCAACATCCCGACAGATCGAACAAAGCAGTATTTGTTCCAACCAATTGCCGTGCTGCGCTCAATGCTTATGCGAGTCCTTATGCAGCTAAGTTTTCAGTCTTTAGTATCAGTGTTTCAGACTTTAATTTTAAAGTCTCAGGCCTTAGCACCAAAGCATGAATCAGAATCTATCTCAGAACATGAATCAGAAAATAAATCAAAATCTGATTCCAATCATGAGAGAGATCGATTTTTATTCGAAGGCTTTGATGATGCTAAATTCTTTAAAGACGATCCGGCCAGCAGTTTGCCGACGCATCTTCGAACGCAAATGCCATCAGTCGAGGTTCGTCAGCAGCTTGCGGCTTATGCCGGCAAGTTAGGTCTCGAACTTTACGCACAGGTCATTGCACGATGTGGGAATGCGCGTTCGTGGGAATACGTCCTGAAGGCGCTTGAAAACGAACAAGTACCTGCCCCATACCCCCCGGTTCCGCCGCCCCCCCCAATGCCGGATGAGACAAACCCGGATCACCAAACCGAGAGTGATGCCGAGGCCACGCCGGATATTGATGTCGATGATCCGATGACGCGGCTGCGCTTCATGCAGGAACAATGCTCCAAGCCGGTCTTTGAACTGAGCGCGGCGACCATTTTACCGGAGCCGGCGAAATGGTGGGGCATCGCTTACAGCCAGTTGGAGATTCAGCTTGACAAGGCCAGCTTCGATATGTTTTTCCGCAACAACGTCACCCTGACGGCGGTCGAAGGGCAGGTGTGGCGCTTCCGAGTCGGGAACAGCTATGCACGGGATATGCTGCAACACCGGCTGTATCGCGAGATTCGACGCGTCTTGAGTGATGCCATCGGCTGCCGGAAGGATGAGATCGAGCTGGTGTTTGAAGTGGCAGAGGCGGTGACCTCATGACCGATCTACTCACTCCGGCGCAGGCGGCGAACGTGCTGCATAACCTGCGGCGATTGAAGGCGGGCTACGGCATTACCACGCTGGAAGGCTTCTGCGGCGATCTGGTGGGCAAGGACGCGGCGGCATTTCTGGCGGCGATCCTCGCCGGGTTGGCGGACGGCACCGATGTGCATGTGACGCTGAACAACGAGGCTTATCCGCCGGTATTGCGACGGCTCAATGCGCTCTCAACTGTCGGAGTCAAAGTCATCCATCACCAGAAGGTCAGCTTCTACAGCATCCAGCGGGAAAAGCTGTTCGAACAGGTCAAGATGATCTGGGATGTGCCGTTCTCGTGGGCATCGCAGTTGATCGTGCGGCAGACGGTCACCCAACAAAACTACGGGGTGTATATCGCCAGCGCCCGCTGGAAGCTGACGCGCGAGGCCGCACTGCGCCGGGATAAGCGCCGGTGTGTGCGCTGTGGCAAGCCGGACAAGCTGCAAGTCCACCACAAGACCTATGCCCGGCTGGGCGATGAACCGCTGGACGATCTGGTGACGCTGTGCAAACCTTGCCACGACTTGGAACATCCCGGTCGAGGCTTCGGCGAAGTGATGCAGGCGGTGGAACGTGGCTAAGAAACTCGATCCCCGACGCAAGCAACTGAAACTTCGTGCAAAGGAGATTGCACAGTCCACCCCGTTCGATGATCCGTTCAACGGCATGGGCGACTTTGTGCCGCGCGATACCCGGCCAAACGCGATTGCGCGGGTTATTGCCAAGCTGGAAGGCATGAAGATCACCAAGCCGAAGCCAGCGGCTGCCAAGCCCAAGACGGTCAAGCGTGCGCCGAAACCGAAAGCACCTCCCAAGCCGAAGAAGGGCAAGAAGGTCGGCAAGGTGAATGAGGTGTGTCTCAGGTCTCCGTTCACGAACCAAACCCAGTGGATGCCGCTGGTGACTTCAGTGAGCGAGTTACTGGCTGAGGGATGGACGATTGTGGACGGGGATGTACCGGTTAGCCAAGCCTATGAATTCCTGAAATTTACACCGGAGGGTGAAGGTGCTTAACACGAGCGAACAGCCGAAACGTGAGCGGCCAGAAGTGATCACGATGCAGGATGCCTATAACAACATCGTTGTGATTCCGATTGAGCAGGAAAATCAAGTCAACATTTTCAAGGCGATGGGCTACCGCGAAGTGCATCTGGAGACCGAGGTGATCCCTGATGAACAAGAATAGGCAGGTGGCGCAGCCGGTGGACACAACACCGGCTTGCCCGGTGTGCGACGAGACGGCGCGGCGCGACGAGCAGGTGATCGACGCACTGCAAACCGCGATGTTTTCACTGACAGCGGTTGACGGGTTCGATAGCTGGGAAATTCGGTCAGCACGGACGCGGGCGAACTTGCTGGTGGCAATGCGGCTGCTGCAAGTCAAGAAGTGGGGATAGTGGGATGACCACGTTTATCCAAACGGAGGACTTATGGACAAAGAGATGATGGAATTTTTCTTAACCAACCTCGTCCGGCAGATTGGCCTGCTGCCGGTGGACGATCTGAAGGCGCACGTTGAGGAGTGTGAGCGGTCGGTGCGGAATGCCGACTCGATTGGCGTGATGCTCGATCCCACCGGCTGGATGCGGGCGCGGAATACCGGTGAGTTCGAGATGGCAAAGGGGCGCAACGCGATGGCGCGGCACATCTTGGCTATCCGTGAGTTGATGGAGACGGATGAGGTGCAGCGGCAGGAATATCTCAAGAAGACGGGAGGGTTGGGCGGATGAAAAAACGTGGACATGTCGGGATGTGGTTGGATGTGGATGGGGAGCCAGTTCATGTGCTGGCTGATCCGAATATGTCGGAGGAAACGGCAGCCGCGATTGCGAAGATCGTCCGTGCGGTACGCGAAATGCCACTGGCTGATTTGGACGCAATCGAAAGAAAACATTATGTCTCGACGCGGTATGTGACGATGCGCCCACCCAAAGACGAAGATGTCCAAGTGAATGCTGCGAGGCAGGATGTTATCGACCGCTTGAAGGCTGCCGGTTATACGCTGGTCGAAGGGGATGAGCCATGAAGATCATCACCGTGATTAATGAAAAAGGCGGCGTGGGTAAAACCAGCCTGACTCTGACGCTGGGCTGTGGTTTAGCGGCACGCGGCTTCAAGGTGCTGATTGTCGATTGTGACGAACAAGGGCATATCGCCACCGGCTTGGGACTGCAACCAGAGCCGGGACTATTCGAACTGTTGCAACGCAATAAGCCGTGGCAGGATGTGATCCGCTCGATCCCGCCGGAACGATTTACGCCTCCGGGCAACGCGCTGATGAGTGCGACCGGTGCGCTGATGATTGTGCCGTCCAATGAGGAAACCGGGGCGCTGCGTGCGATCTTGCGCCCGGATGCCTTCCAACTTCGGAAACGTCTCCAGCAGCTTGAAGGCGTGATTGATTACGTGCTGATCGACTCACCGCCGTCCGGCACGATGATGCACCTGATTATCTACACGGCGACGGATTACGCATTGTATCCCACCAAAACTGAATTCTTTAGCTTTGATGGGTTGATTAAAGCTGGAACCCATTTGGCCGATGCCAATATGCTGCGGAAAGGTTGGGGTCTGCCGGAGGTCAACATTGTGGGGATCGTGCCGATGATGTATCGCAACGCGGCCACCGAACATAAGCAGAACCTTGAAGATTTACGTAAAGAGGCAGGTGAGACGGTCTGGAATCCGATTGCCGAGCGGATCGTATGGGCAGAGGCGTTCTCACCGATCAGCAACTATACGCCGGTTTATTCCCATGCGCCGGGGACAGCAGCGGCAAAGGATGCCTATTATTTGGTTGCCAAACTGATTGAGACGACAGGAGGCGAAATCCATGTCCAGTCGGCGTAGGAGAGACACTTCTGCATTGAGTGTTGCGGCAGGCCAATCTAATACGTCTGTGACTAAGCCGGGTATATACAGTGACTTAATGGCTCAACTCGCAACGCTGAAGTCTGAAGGGGATAGTGGTCTTTCGGATGATCTCATTACCAACCCCAAAGGCAACATCGAGATTGGGGCTTATGTCTTAACCCCAACGGGATTAACCGGTGGGAATGATGCCACGATTGACGACTGGAGAGCAGTTGGCCGGTTGCTTGCCCGGCTTGAGGGATCTATTCAGTGGCTCATTGGCGATTGGTTTCTTCACGCTGAAAGCCAATGGGGGAAAACCTATGATGATGTTGCTTTGGAAACCGGCTACAGCAAGACCACGCTCAAAGATTATGCCTATGTCGCACGGGGAGTTGAATTGTCGGTACGTACCGACCAATTAACTTTTGGGCATCACAAAATCGTAGCTGCGTTGGACTCAGATCGCCAACGGGAATTATTACAAACGGCCATTACTCAGAATTTGAGTATTGCACAGTTTAGGGAGGAAGTTGAAGGCAAGAAGATACCTGTAAAACTCGCCTTTAAATTTTCCGATGAAGTCATTCAATGGGAAAGTATTTTTGCAAAAAAGGTTGTTCGGCTTCGTAACGCAATTGGGAAGAAGCAGCATTTAACGTCTGATGAAGTACGGAAAGATGCGCTCGACGTTATCCAGTTTGCCCAACGGCTTCTAGAGGAATTAGATAACCAATAATGCAATAATCTTTGCGAAAGTTGAACGCAAGTTCTTATAGATATAATAAAACTGATGGTCTAGGGTAGCTCCCGAAAAGCGGCACTCCTGACCGCCTGTCCATCAGTATTTCAGGAGAGTAAATGTCACAGGAGGACACGATGGAACAACAAAAGTATCTCAGGATCATTGAAAAACGCGGCAAGTCGTACATTGTTGATATGGATGGTAACCCATTGCAACCACACGAGGCTCATAAGGTAGGTAATGCATTGGTTGAAACCGCAATGGGTAAATCTTATGTCTACATTGGAAAGCGTGAAATTGATGGTGCGTACAAAATTGGGCGTACTGAAGATATTGATCGCCGACAACGAGAATTGGGTATTACCTTTGAAACAGTCTTTGAATGTGATTTGTACGGAGATCACTCCTCGGTGAAATTGGAAGCTGCCTTCCATAAGTTTTTTGAAGAAGACCGCCTTGATGGCGAGTGGTTTAAGTTGTCTGCTTCTGATTTGTATTTCGTTCATCGGGTTAAAGATGTTTCTAATCGAATTTCGTTTTTGCACAATTGCGGTGTTGCGTGTGAGAAAATCCTAGACGGATTAGAAAACAAAAACGAACGTGAGTATTGGCTGATTCATGCAGGATTGTTGATTACCAACCATATCCCTTTTATATCTGAAAAAGGTTGCATGATTTATTACCTGTTGTGGAAGCGCTATGAAGGCTTAGTGGCGTTAGATGATCTTCAAGGAGCGAATTATATATTAGGCATTGTCAGTCTGGTGAGAACATTATTCACCACTGATTTTAAGCAAATAAAGGAAGGGTTGGCATGACAGACGGGGAGTTTGCCCAAGCCGTCGCGGATTTCTTCCGGCGCAAGGATTACCCGTTCCTCGGTGTGGAAGTTAAGACGGATGGCCCGTTCCCGCTGGTCATGCTGTGGGATGACGATGTACTGATGACACGGATCATGGCCTGCACGGTAGATGAGAATGAATTAGAGAATGCGGCTTGCTACGCCAGCGTGAAAGCTGCGTTTGAGGAAGTATCCGGCAATGCCCCGTGCGGTGTGATTAGCTGCGGCGTATCGCCGAGCGGATGGAGAGAACACGAATGACGCTAGAAACTGTGACCGATCAACCGGCAGTCGCAGCCGAACCGGTGAAGAGCAAGTACACACTGGTGGATATTCCGGGCGGCTTTCTGGTGCAGCGCGACGGCGGCCTCGAAGTCGGCGTGACCTACGGCGAGACCTACCTGCACGTCGGCACGCAGAATGTGGCGATCTACCAGTACAAGGAGCTGGTGGATGCGGTCGGCGAATGGTTCATGGACGCGATGGTGAAGGGCTGTCTGAACAAACGCAAGCTGGAAGAAGGCGTGTCGATGATTGCCCGTGCGCTGTCGAAACGCATGAAACCCCACTGGCAGCGGCTGGTCAAAGAAATCGTGCCGAAAGAAGTCGGCGATCTGGCGCGGCTGATGTGGTCGAGTACACATGGTGATGCCTCTATTCTGCATCGAGCAGAATTGTACACAGAGGCATATAAGCACCTGCGCGGGGATCTGCTGCGCTATCACGCCTGCCGATTGATTGCCAAGCGTGAGGAGAGTTTACGTCATCGCTATGATGATGTGCCGTCGTCTTTGCTCGAACGAATGCAGCAGTGGCGACAACTCTATGCCGGGAATGCCGTCTCACCCAAAGCGCTCAACAAGACACTGGATAAGCTGCCGCGTGCTCTGAGTTTCAAGTCGATTGACGCACTGACGAATGTGCATCTGGAACAGCCGATCACCAACCGGCTGCACCTGATTAGCGTGCTGTGCGGCGCGGAACACTTCCACTGGTATATGCACGAGCGGACAGTCTTGAATGCGTCGGCAGAGACGATTCAAGCGGCGGCGGATGTCGTCGGCTGGGGGCTGAAAACCACGTCCCGGACGAGCCGGATTAAAGACGTGATGACCTATGTGCTGGATTATCCCGCACCGTTTCATGGCGACTTCTTAGGGCTGGCGCGGCGCAGCCACGAATGGCACCGCGATAACCATCTGCCAGAGGATGCCCGGCTGAGTGCCGATACCATCCTGCCGCTGCTGTCGCTGGATTATAAAGGGCTGGCGGAGAAGGGTGTTGTGCCGCTGCGGACGGTCGGCGAGGTGGTCGAAGAAGGCGAGACGATGCACCACTGCGTCGGCTCATATGCCCGCCGTGCCGAGCAGGGACATTCGTTCTTGTTTCATGTGGAGCATGATAACCAGAAAGCGACGATTGAACTGAACCGCGAGGGCTTTGTGCAGCAGGCGTATGGACCGCGCAACACGATCAACAGTGCGTGTGCGTGGGGTTCGGAAACGTTGAAGATGGCAACCATCCCGCATTCGAAGGTGGAAGTTATCCCGGCAATTCCGTTTTAGTGCAATGATCTTTGCAAAGGAAAGGAAATCATGAACCTCGCTAAACAGAAAAATAAACCAGTTGTCGGGCAAGGACATCAAGGTAACAGTAATCTGCCGGTTATTCGTGAAGTTGATACGACACATGATCGAAAGTTTCAACTTCTCATTTTAAACGGTATGCAAAAAGGAACCCGGTATTTCAAGATGGGGCGGGTTGGCATTTTTATTAGTCCGCCTCAACCCGAAATGAATATGGGTTGGCACATGAGCATCAATCATCCTGAACGTTATCCCACTTGGGATGAAGTCGCGGCGGCGTGGTACCAGCTTATCCCTGATGCCGATAACAGAGTCGGTGTGATGATACTCCCGAAAAAGAAAGATTACATTTCCATCGCCAATTTCTGTTTTCAAGTGCATGAGGATTTGAAGCCGTGATTGCCCAAGCGGAACCCCGGCTGGCACTGGCAGAAGCCCGCGCGATCATCGAGGAGCTGGTCGAGATATTGCGGCCAGCCTGTGAGCGGATCGCACTGGCAGGTTCGGTCAGACGCAATAAGCCGGAGGTCAAAGATGCCGAGGTAGTGATTATCGCCACACCGGAGCTGCTGCCGCTGACAGATGACCTGATCCAATACGGCAGAGCGCAGTATGCCCTGTATGGCGACAAGCTGACGAAGCGCTGGGGGCAGAACTATCGCGGCCTGCTGTTCAAGGGGATGAAGTGCGAACTCTTCATGACGACGGAGGACAGTTGGGGGTATCAGCTCGTTTTAAGAACAGGTCCGGCGGAGGCCAACACCTATATTATGCGCTGGCTAGGACTGCCGCATGTCAAAGCGCCGGTGCGATTCCAAGGTGGATACGGCTGGTATTCACGCAACTGGACGCACAACGGCAAGGCGTGGGTGGCGGTCGATAAGCAGCGGCTGCGGATTGCCAGCGAAGAGGATTTGTTCGCTGTGCTGGGGGTGCCGTTTATCCCGCCGCATGAACGTACCGAGATGGTCTATAAGAAGCTGACCAATGTTCGGGAGTTCAAGTGGCCGGATTATGCGCCGTACTTCGCCATTGATGCCCAGCAATTGGACTTGATTGTCCGCAACCGGGTTACCCATTACTTTGACAGCGAGGCGGTCGATGAGAAAGAGGTTGAACGGCAGGAGCGGATTGAGGCTGAACGGGCATACAGCGATTTCTTAAAACGGAAAGCGGCTGATCCTCATGCGCCGGTGATGCCAGACAATCTCTTCGACCATGCCGGAAAGCTAAATTATTCGCATGAGTGCATCATGCGCTATGGAGACTATCACCTGCTAAGAGAACGAATGGTTTAAAAATATGCCAGAATTATTACTTGCAGCACAATGTATCGAGTATGCAAAGGGGGTAGTGCTGCCGCTGTTGAGGAGACTCCAGCGGCAGTGCGGCAAAGGGGTAAGAGCCGGGTTGGTGGGGGAGCATTTGGGATTGCAGCGCCGGCAGACTTATAATTATTTGAGGGCGTTGGAGATTGCCGGGTTGGTGCGGTTAGAAGGTAAGCGATGGAAGGCGGCGTAGAGATGATCGACGAAGCGCGGAAAGTGTATTTGAAGTCGCTCGGCTTTCGGGTTACTCAATTTGATCAAAAGGGTATCGCAGTCGGCAATCCGTCAATCGTCAAAGATTATAAGGAAGAGCCTGATCCAAATCATTTCACAGCCCACTTAACGCCACATGGTCAAAATGGCGTATATTGGTCATGGCCTCGAATGCCGAAGTCGGCGAGTGAGGATGAATGCTGGGCAGCTATCGATCAGGCTGTGACGAATGATGAGATCGATTTCGAGACGTTCAATCAAGGGCGCAAGTAGCTGCGCCCCTTCTTCGGCTGTGCATCGTTATTCGTTCACCGGTGTGCCTGCCGGTCGGCCTCGCTTCGGCAGCTTGTCATAGCTATCGACAAATTCGTCCAACTCTTTGCGCGTCAATAGCTGGGCTTTCCCCACAACAATTTTGCTTTGAAGTTCCCCTCTATCTCGTAAGTGGAAATCAACGCCGCGCGGCGTGGCATGAATCCCGCGCTGGTTGAGTTTGCGAACGATGTAATAGGTGGCTGCACGCTTACTAAATAGTTCATTCTCAATGGCAGGCGCGCCGGTCTTTTCCTCAACGATGTCAATATACCGTTCCAGAAATTCACGTATGGCCTCAATCGGCGTATTGGGGTCAATCTCACCGCCATTGCTGGAATCATAAGCGAATGCCGGGTTTTCCTTCATCGCCAAAACTAATGCTTCGGGATACCAATGGGCGCGTTCAAAACGTTGGAGGGCATAGGTTGTCGGTCGGCGTTTTTCGGCATCGACTCTACCAATGATCCGCAGTATTTCATCGGCAATGATTTGCTGTTCTTCAGTCACGATGAACTCCTTTTAAATTATGTACCATGTGTACAATGATAAAGCTGAATTATTTATGTGTCAAGTGGTACACAATTACCCCTAACAAGTGGGGAGCAATTAAAACGTACCACATGGTACACTATAGACAGTTAACAATTTGAGGCGATTGACCGCGATGGCTCAGAAGCGACGGTTTGCTCCGCAAGGTTAGGCGGCTCGGTAGACACAGCATAGCAGAGACGCTTCCCCTGCCTGCTACTCGTTTGTAGTTCATAAGAACATAAGTGCGCTTGAGGGAGAAACCCCTAATATTTAGGGTAATTTAATTGTGTACCATGTGGTACAATAATTACATCGCTTAGTTATGCAAAGGACACCATTATGTTCACACTCTACACCCGTTACACTCTGACCACCGCACAAGGCAACATCTCTGAGGCAGGTATCCGCGATATTGAAATTTTCTTACGGTCACAAAAGTTACAAGAATCGGAGGAATGGAAAGCGCTGAATCCAGAAAACACGAAAGAATGGCTGCCTTACTTGCCAAACAATTGGCAATGGGTATGGATTGTCGAAAGGGGAGAATATGCAGGCACAATGCCGAAACGTATTGCCAAGTATTACTTCAAAGAACATGGTTTGAAGTTTCCACAAAGCCAATTAGCTGCACTAGGGCAATTGGCACGGAGTCATAGTTCCGAAACAAAGACCTATACCTTTGAACTGGCAAACCAAATTGATTGGCAGGATGGGGACTTTGGCGATGGCGGAAGCTGTTGGTGGGGTTCATACAGCGGCTCGCGCGTCATGTGGGATGCAAACAACGGCTTGTCTATCCGGTTCTATGACGAGTCGGGCGATGGTTATGCGCGCGCGTGGGTAATGGAAATTGACACTGAACTGTATACCGTGATGAATGGGTACGGCTTATCCACACTGCAAATTACGCGCATTTTTGCACAGTTTACCGGACTGACCTACAAGCAAATTCATTTGCACAATTCGGCTAGCAGCTCCCTATGGATTAATGGGAGCATGGGTTATATCGTCGGCAAATTTGAAGTCATTAATGAGATTGAATCGCATGACTTCGATATGGAAGGGGAGGATGCATACACTTGCCATAGCTGTGGACGATTGATTGATGAGAATGATCGTTTTGTTGGTGCGGATGATAACGACTATTGCGAGGGATGCTACTATGAAATATTTGATAGCTGTGAACACTGCGGTAGTACACACTATCGCGAGGATTTAACCTATGTTGAAAGTGCGGAGTATGACGTGTGTGAGTGGTGCTTAGAACACAATTATGATCTCTGCGATAAGTGCGAGGAATACCACCGCAATCATCAGTTAACCCATGTGGGTGAGAAGCAATATTGTGCCGATTGCTTAAGCGATTTGAATACGGAAGGGGAAAATATCGAGTAAAGATAGAGTTAAGGGGTAGTGGGAAACTACTACCCCTTCATTGTGTATTTACTTTTTTGGAGTACGGAAGTGCCGGTTACAAGGCAGGGCTGCCGAGTCCGCTATCACTTTCAGCCGTCCCGATATAAAGCCAGTATAGCCGAAAGTGACCGGCCTAAGTCCCCCAGTTAGTGGGGTTATAACGGGTGACAAGAGGCCATATAATAAGTATAGTGGGAATCTATCTCGATAAAAAAATCCCGCCCTAGCAACGAAAACGGGCTAGAACGCCAAGCTCATTTGCTGCGGACTGACCGGCGGACGGCGTGCCGACTGGATAGGGGGAGATTGCTTGATCCGGTAGGCGTTGACCATTGCTTGAGCGTAGGTCACTTTGTAGTCATCGATGACCAGCCGAAAGCGTTTTCGGCCTCGCAGCAGGCAGCTATACCAGCGATGATGACCGTCAATGAGATAGACAGTCTGAGAACCGGCGAAACGAATGCCGAAGGGTAAAAGCCCTGCCGAGTCCACCATGCGGGTTTTGCGATTGTACTGTTCGACCGTGGCAGGGGAGAGCCATGCTTGCGTTGGCATGATGCGGCTGATGGAAATAGTATCGACCCATGCCGAAGAGCTAGGTACAGCGAACCAGCCTAACGGATTGCCGATGTTGAAGTGGGGAATATAAATCTGCCGGGGTGATGAACGCATAATCTAATTAAAGCGGGTTTTGATCCACTTGACAATACAGATCAAAAGTTCTTATATTTGTGTATGTCTGCTACTGATTCAGAGTGCCGGATTTTCGATTATGTCGCGAATGATTGACCTCCGGTACTCGCCACGTAGTACCTTCCTCAAACGTCAGCGCCGGAATGACGTGAACGTCTTCCAGTGACGAAAGACCGGCTGTAACTGGGTATGCAAAGGCGCTCCGTTCATCAACGGGGCGTTTTTGATTGCCTATCGACTCCGAAACAATGCTATAATCAGATCAATTGTTCGGGTAGAACGTGACAAAACGTGACAGTATGAGCCAAGAAAAGAAAATATCTGCAAAGCACATTGCAGTTATCGAATCCTATATCTCAAATGGGTTTAAGCGCGAGCAGGCGATGATTGATGCCGGGTATGGCGCAGCTCGCGCACGTCGAACGGCTAGTGATGTCTTCAAACGGCCAGAGGTCAAGGCATACCTCGCCGAGCGAATGAAAGAATTGCAAATGAGCGCGGATGAAGCGCTGCTGCGGCTGGGGGGTCATGCGGCGGGCAACGTGGCCGAGTTCATTGGCCTGACGATTGACGAGATTAAAGCCCATCCCCGTGCGGCACTGATTAAGCGCATCAAGTTTGTAACCCATTTCCCAGAACCGGCTATCCCCAATCCGCTCAATGAAGATGAAGACGGCGACGATCAACCGGCTGTTGAGATCGAAGCCCCCAAGCCGATCCAGTTGGTGGAATCGATTGAGCTATACGACGCACAATCGGCGATGTTGAATGTGATTAAGCAGTCGCAGCTTGCTACCGGTCAACCGACCGAGAACGTCAATGTGCCAGCCTTGAGCCGACTACTGGAACTGCTAGAGAAAGCGGGCAAAGACCCGAATTCGGTGTTTAGCCGGATGGCTGACAAGCTGGAGTCTGACCAAGCGTGACCGACATCGACATCGATGATCTGATTGACTTCGGCTTAGGCAAGGAGTCAGACGATATAGCTGCTCCTATTCCGATACTGCCGGACATTTGCGACTGGGCGGAAGAGAATTTCTATGTCGTTGAAACTAAACGCCCAATTAAGTTCCAGCCTATCCAAAAGGTGGTGTTGCGAGAATTTTTCCGACAGCGTGAGGATGGACGGTTTGTTTATCGGACGGGGTTATACAGCACAATCAAGAAGTCTGGCAAAACGACCATCGCGGCTGTGGCAATGCGTTGGGCGGCTGAAAATTGGGGAGACTACCTTGAACTTTTCCACCTCGGTAATAAACTGCAACAGGCGCAAGACCGCGCCTTCAAGATCGTTAAACACTCGATAGAGCTGTCGCCGTACAAAAAGAACTGGGAAATAACGGCGACGACCATGACACATATCCCAACCCATAATTTTATCAAGGCGCTGCCGGTTAATGCAGCAGGTGAGGCCGGATCGAATCACTGCTTCACGGCGTTTACGGAACTGCACGGCTATGTCCACGAAGAAGATGAGCGCTTCTATTCTGAAATGCAACCGGTGCCGACTCAAAGGTTGTCATTTCGTTTCCTAGAGTCCTACGCCGGATATGAAGGTGAAAGCAATCTTCTCAAGATGGTTTGGGATAGTGCGCTGGCAGGACGACGAATCCATGACGAATATCCGATCTATGCGACCGAGGAAGGCTTAATTGGCTATATCGACACTGGTATTGAGGCGCGACGTATGCCGTGGCAGACCCCGAAGTATTACCGGGATGCCGAGAAAGAAGAACTGCCGCATGAGTTTCGGCGTATTCATCTCAATGAATGGGCCGGTGGACAAACTCGCCTCCTGAATATTGCATTATGGGATCGCTTGAAAAACGACGGGTCTATTGTTGCTAACAATGATGTAATTGTTGCAGTAGATGCGGCGGTGAGCGGCGACTGTATGGCGGCTTCTGTAACTGGTTACGATTGGGCAAAGAATATTGTCATTGAAGTCGAAACCATGATTTGGACACCGCCGGATCAAGGTGTGCTTGATTATGACGAAACACTCGTGCCGTGGCTCAAGGAACTTTTTCGGCGGCGAATAGTTCGTGAAGTTGCATATGACCCTTATCAACTGCACTCGACAATGACAACTCTGAGTAAGCAATATCATCCAATTCCTTTTTACTCCTTCGACCAAAAAGGCGAACGTGTAAAAGCCGATACATCATTACTCACACGTGTACAGCAAGCCACTTTGGTTCATACCGGCAACGAGCAATTGCATGAACACATCGAAAATGCCGACAGTAAGCCATCAGGCGAAAAGGCAATTCGGATTGTCAAGCGCCACGCCAAAAAGCCGATTGATGGGGCAGTAGCCATTAGTATGTCGGCGTATCGATGGGAAGATGCCAAACCAAAGAAGAAGCCGGGTAAGCGGCAAGTGCGGACGGGATTCTGGGGTGGACGGCGATAAGGAGATCAACTATGACTGTGCAAGAGATTGTCGATGCCCTGAATGTTATCACGGAAACTGAATACGAGGCAGATTCATCAGATAATATGCCGACCAATCTAAGACGAGAATATGACGGTGGTTATTATAATGGCTCCCAAATTGTCAAATGGGATTTATATAAATTGATCAAAAAAATAAAACAGGAAGAAAATCAACAATCCTCCTGAATTGTGCTATACTGTGGAAAATTTGTTCTGTAGATTAGGCGAAAAGCGATGGCACTAGCGGCGGTGGTTGAGCGAAAAGAACACGGCGAGATTATCCGGGAGATCGTGGGGCGGGTTGCCAACACCAACATCTGGCAGACGCGTTCGACCACGACCGTCGATAACACCGTGCCGGATTATGCGTACTGGGATCGGCTGCGACGCGGCATGGTTCAGGGCCTGCGGCTGGCAGGGTTATTTGCCAAACCAGCGGCAGAGATCAAAACCGACTGGATTATGGGCGACGGCTATCAGGTCGAGCTGGCGACGGATGCGGACGCTGCCGAGAACGAGAATGTACAGTACACCAACAAGCTGCTGACCGGCTTGGTAACCCGCTACAAATCCACGCTGCTGACACTGGTGAACGACCTCAAGTCGATGGGTGACCAGTATGTGGTGGTCAACGCTGATGGCACATTCAGTGTGCCGTCGCCGGATACCGTTAAATATGACTATTCGATGCTGGATTACCGGCAGCCGGTGAAGGCGACGATCACCACCAAGATGACGAAGTTCGTCGCAACCGATGAATACCGGCTGGACGGACGCACGCTGACGATTGAAACGTCGGATAAGGATTTGGCGGCTGACCTGCTGGCGGATGGTTATAGCAGTGCCGACGGCAAGAAGTTCCAGAAGACCTTTGAGAACCTGATCGGCAGACTGCCGGTGGTGCATTTCCCCAACGACCGGAGCGCCAACGAGACGCATGGGCGACCGATGATTGAGGGACTGCTGCACCTGCTGGCGCGGTATGATGCCGAGCTGGAGAAGGCGCTGGATGCCGCCGAGATCATGTCCAACCCGATACCGGTGTTTAATCTCGAAGACCCGGCAGCTTCCGAAGATGCGAATGCCAGTCCAGACCCGGATGAGTGGCAGGACGGCACGGGCGCAACCCGCACGCGCACGCAAATCGAGTTTGACCGGTTTGCGACGATCCTGCTGCAACTGGACGAAAAGTTCGATCTGGTTTCACCGGATGCCGGGTACACCAACGACATTAAAGCCATGCTCAAGCTGCTGTTCCTGCTGATCCTCGAACACCTGCGGATTCCTGAAGTGGTATGGGGCGGCGAACTGGGGCAGGCGCGGGCTTCCGCTTCCGAGCAGATGAAGACCTTCTACATGCACATCGCCAGCCAGCGGCTGCAACTGGAAGGGGCCGGGGCGGATGAGGATTTGGGGTTCGCGGCACAGGGCGGTATTCATGAACTGATGGATGTGTGGCTGCGGACACGGGCGCTGATTGACCGCAAGGTGGTTGTGATGCCGGTGCGGATTAAGTGGTCGGCGCTGGGTGAGGCTGATGATAAGCAGAACCTCGAATGGGCCAAGTCAATGCATATGGACGGCGTAATTACTGACGAAACCTATGTCGATATGTCCGGGCGCGTGGAAGACCCGGAGGCCGAGGTTGCTGCCGCGAAAAAGCAGATGGCCGATAAGCAGGATGGGTTCGATCAGGCAGTGGATGCAGCGGCGAACCAGAATGACCCGCTGAACCCAGATAATGCCGGGGATGTGGCCGCGTAAAGTCATTGCCTATTCTGTAAAAAAGTAGATGTACGCTGAGTGCATTAACCGGCATTCAACAAAGGGTAGTCAATGACTGAAGCTCTGGAAGCGATCCACGAACTGGAACATGCAGCAACTCCAGTGACGTGGACATCGTTCGATCCCAAGAACGTCATCAGTATTCTGGTCGGCATCTGCAACACCTTTGAGCTATCTCACCAGCAGATGATGGATTTGCGCCAGCGGGTGGAGAAGACATTCCGCGCCCAGCCGCAAGTGTTTTCCAAGCGTGCGCCTGCACCGGCAACCTTGAACGCGATTGCGATCACCTACGGGCTGATGATTGGCTTCGGTGGGTATAAGGACGCGCTGAAGGCTTCCGGCGACCGGGTGGTGAAAGTGGCGCGTGGGTATGATCCGTTTGGCGACGTGGATGCCGATGTGCAAAAGGCGATGCATAAACGGGCGCTGGTGAATAGAAGGATGCGAAGATGACAGAAATCCCATTGGCAGACGAAATTCGGAATGCAACGGGCATTCAAGGTAATGAGGATATGGACAAGTTTAACGCTTTTGCTATGCGCGCATTGTCCCGCTTCCTCAATGAAAGTACCGTTGAATTACAGAATGAACAATCAGTGTTCTTCAAGTTTCCGGTCGTGCGCGATATGGGTAAATATCGGCGACTCTGGAATCGACATTACGCGAGTTTTGTTGATCTGCTGCGTGAAAAGGGCTATTGGTGCAGGCGCGCTTTGAACGAAGGCGACGCAATTCTTGAGATCGCACTTCGGGAAGATACGACGCACCTTCGGCGGAATGGTGGGCAATAGCTAAATGTCTCATTTGATACGTATTGCGCTGTGTGTCATCGGTGTACACCGGTGGGTAGAGGGTGTTGTGCCGATGCCAGACATTCGGAAGTGCGTCCGCTATACCAAGTGTCGGGACTGCGGAGCGATCCGCGACTGGACATATATGCACTATATCGAAGTGCCGACGACTCCCAAGCCGCAAGAGACGATCATGCTGCGCTTTAATCAGCCGGATGGGGACAAAAAGAACTAATGCCGCAAGTCATTCCCGGCACGAGGGCGCTGCCGATGGCGCAGAAGGGCTTCCGCGAGGGGTTCAAGGCGATCCTGCGGCCAGCGGTCGAGCAGATCGGCGTGGTACTGAACCGGTATGCCGGTGCGGACGGCAAGATCGACCCCAAACGTGAACGGCAGGTCTTAGGCGCGGTCGGCCAGATTATTGACCGCGTGTTTGTCGGCAGCGATGGCCGTCACGCTTATGCCGAGGATGAGGCCACGCCGCTGTCGCCGTATGCCAAGCTGGTGAACATGTGGGTGGCGTATATCACGGTGAAGGCCGTTCGCAACCAGCAGGCTTGGATGAAGCGCCATGTGCCGGAAGATGTCTATAACTGGTTGAGTCGGGCCAAGCGTCCGACCAACGTGCGCGAGATTGATGTGTCGGCACGGATGGGTAAAGGCTTTGTGCCGAATGCGTTTGCCAAGTACGATCCGCTGCACTTGTGGGTCGATCCCAATGGCTACCGGCTGAGTGACCGTATCTGGCGAACCGATGGTGATATGCGGGCGCGGCTGGACGCGATGATCGCCGAGCAAATCCGCAACGGCAATTCGGCGTTCAACATCAGTAAGAAGGCCGAGCAGTTCATGCTGCCGGGACGGGCGGCGCTGCGAACGGATAAGCCGTATGGTCGAGATGCCAGCTATCGCGGGATGGTGCTAGGCCGGACGGAGATTGTCCACGCACATGGCGAAGTCACCTTGATGACGGCGCGGCTGAATCCGTATGTGACGGGGATGGACTGGGTACTGAGCGCGAGTCATCCCAAGATAGATATTTGTGACCAACTGGCAACGGTCGGGGCAGGGGGTGGACGGCTGCGCGAACCGTATCCGGTGGACAGCTTTCCGGCGTATCCCTCCCATCCGCAAGAACTCTGCAATATCCAGTCGGTGGTGACGGCGACACCGGCGCAGGTCACAGAAGAGTTGCGCGGCTTTATGCAAGAGGGCGAAGAACCGCCGCTCACCCCGGCTGCCGATGATACGCTGCTGTGGCTGCTGTTGGGCGAGGCGTTTTATCAGTGGTGGAAGCGGAATAGTGAGGCGGTGGCGGGGTGAGTAAAAAGTTTCGTATGCAGATGCAGCGTCGGCCAGTTCGCTCGATGGATATTCGACCGATCAAGGCCGCTTCAGAGCCAGATAACGATCAACCGCAGCGGATCAACCAATACACCTGCCGGACATGCGGCAAAACCATCACGACGATTGACCGCGATGAAGGCACAACGCCGATGATGTTAGCCTGTCGCGCCACAGAAGGATGCAATGGATCGATGTTTTCGGCGATGTACCGGGTTGCTCCTTATCTGACACCTGAATGGGAATGGTACAAGCCGACAAAGCTACCCAAAGGCGACATGCGTGAATATGTCGAGATGGGCGGACTGATGCTTAGGAAGATTGAGGCAGCGTGAACGATAAGGCGACGATTGAGAACTTGCGAAAACTGCTGCATAAAAACCAGCCAGTGCCATTCGTGACGCAATTTATTGGACCTTCGGTTGTCGACATGTGGAATGTCGTTAATCAATTATTGGACATCGTTGAGGCGCAAGAGCAGCGAATTAAGCAACTCGAAGAAGCGCTGCGTGGGGATGGCAAATGACGTGTATCGTCGGCGTGGAACATGAGGGTGTGGTGTATATGGGAGCCGACAGCATTGCGCTGAACGGCTGGGCAAAGGATGTCATCGCGCAAGATAAGCTGTTTAAGCGTGCCGGGATGTTGTTCGGCTGTGCTGGTAATCCGCGTATGGCGCAGCTCCTGCGCTACCAGACGACGTTTGCGCCGCAGAAGAAGGGGCAATCCGACGAGGAGTATATCGTCTGCGAGGTGATTGAGAAGGCGCGGCTGACCTTCAAGGAGTATGGTTACACCGAAACCGAGAATGGCCGCGAGATGGGTGCGAATTTCCTGCTCGGCTATAACGGCAAGCTCTATTCGGTTGAAAACAGCTTTCAGTTGTGCCGATCTGCCCGGATGATGTATGCGATGGGTGCGGGTGATGACTTCGCACTGGGAGCGCTGTATTCGATCCTCAAGCAGTTTGAGACGTGGACAGAAGTTGCCATTACACAGGCGATCAAACATGCACTGGAAATGGCTGCCGAGTTGAGCGCGGCGGTGAGTGCGCCGTTTGTGGTGGAAAAGTTGAGCGTGGTTGAGATGACTGCCGATCAAGATGCTTTCTTACGCGAAGTGTCTAAAATTAACAAAGAGGCATTCTTTCGAGCATGAACACACGGAGTAACAGAATGGGTGATCCACATCCCGACACATTTGTTTGTCAATACTGCGGTGAAACTGTCGCTTGGGACGAGATGCGTTATCACTATGTTCTTAGCGGCATCTTCGGCTGCGTCAATAAACCCACCTCGGTTATCGAAGAGAACATGTTCCGTGAGCGCTTAAAGCGACATGTCGTTGAAAAGACGGATGGCGCTGAATGGCTTTGGGATAAAGATGCCTACCTTGCTCAGATACCAGTGACAGAGATTCAACGGCAAATTGTACTCCTGAAGGAGATGGTCGGGTTGCCGGATCAGCCGCAAAAAGATTTGGGTAGATGGCTTGAGGCGCTCGAAACGTATAAAGCTGAGTTGAAACGGCGGCAGGGCTAGAATGCGCCTGTGCATCGGCTTCATGTTCCAGAACGAGGAGGCGTGGCTGCGGCTGCACCTGCCGGTGTTCCTGAAGTCGGCGGCGATTGATGGCATCGTGTCGATTGACGGCGGTTCGTCGGACAAGGGCGCGGAGTACGTGCGCTCAGTCGGCGGCGTGGTCATGGATCGACCGTGGGATTGGAAGCCGAAAGACCAAGAGAACGCGGTGATTCAGCTGGCCGAGTGGATGGGATACGACTGCATCCTGCTGACCGCGCCGGATGAGCTGTGGTTTCCTGAGCATATCGATGAGATGAAGCGGCGGATGGGGGATGCAAAGACCTTTGCACTCCGCTTCCCGACGTATAACTTCGTCAAGGATCGGCGGCACTTCGCCCCTCAAAAGCCCTTCTTCCCCGACTTTCATGAACGGGTGTGGCGGCTGGGGTTGGGCATCCGGCATGTGGGCGAGTTGGACAGTACGCCGAGCTTCTCGCCAGAGCAGGCGACGACGTGTTTGCATCTGCCGCTGTACCATTTTTCGTGGATTAAACCGATGGAAAAGCAGATGTTGAAGCAGGTGAATTTCCACCGGGTGCGGGATGGGTTAGCGCCGGTGGATGTGCTGCCGCCGGATGTCGTTGTTGAAGACTATCCGTATCATGTACCGTTTAAGGGGCCGCAGCCGTTAGAGCCGGATGTTATTGGGGAGAATGCGCCGTATGAAAAATGAATTGTTCCCAGATGATGCGTATGATCTGCCGGAGAAACAACAAGTCATCCGAGAAATGATCACAAAAAGAGATCGCACTGAGTACGCTATCAACTTCCGCGATGGAGCTGATTTAAATGCTCGGCAAATCTGCACGCATGTCGGCAGCCAGATTGAAACCGAAGATTTTTTAGCCAAAGCCATTCAATCAGGCGTGGTTAGCTTCATCAACAGCGAAAGTTCAGTTGTACTCATTCCGGTGGCGCGTTTACTGAGCATTGAGATATTCGCAGGAGATACTTGGTGATTAACATCCATTGTGTTGTGATTGCCTACGGCCTCGCCGATGACCTGCGCGACTTATTTGAAGCTGTGGATGCGCCGAATATCCATTGGCATATCTTCACTCACAGTGACATTCCTGAAGTCATTGATGTGGTTAAAGAGATAACGGCAAGATTGCACGAACAAACCAACCCTAATTCATGGAAACATCTTCCGCTTCGTCTCAGCCTTTATGATTATCGAGATAATCGCGGATTATCCCGGTCGTGGAATGACGGCATTGCAGAGGCTTATACGGCTGGTGCGGACGTGGCAATCATCCTCAATGACGATATGCTGCCGGGATTTGATGACGTGCAGCGGGTGGCACAGGCGGCACTCGATCATCCAGAGTGTGGGCTGATTAAGTGCATGGGGTTGGACATGCGGAGTGGGCAGCGCACGCCGATGGAGTTCGGCCTGACGGCGATCACCAAACGCGGCTGGGAAGTGGTCGGCGCGTTCGACGAGAATATCTGGCCGATCTATTGGGAAGACATCGACTGGGATCACCGGCGAACATTGAGCGGACTGCCGGTACATATCGTCCAAGAGACGACAGCGGTACATGCGGGCAGCAAAACGAGCGTGACCGTGCCGGGATTATTGGAGCAGACGAACGGCTGGTTTGACGCCAATCAGCGGTACTACGTGCGGAAGTGGGGCGCGATCCACACGGAAGGCGAACGGTTTGCCACACCGTTCAATGACCCGGCGCTGGGGCTGAAGATCGAGCCGAGTCAACGGCATCATCCCTATGGGCAATATGATCGAGAGGATGTGGAACATGGATGAGCGCTTACTGCTTATTCTGCCAGAGCCGGATGAGCGGCAGGTTCTACTGATTAGCAGTCAAGGGCGCACGCAGGCGTTTCGCGTGAATGACGGCGTGGCAATTCAAGCTTTTATCGATGGCATGGCCGATTATGCAGCGATCTCACCTGTCGGTGGATTTGATGAGGTTGCCGCCGAGTTGGGAAAATTGCATACCCCTTTCGAGATGCCTGCCGATGAGAAGTTTGGCTTCTTGGTGCGGTCGTTTTTCCGGTTTGCAGAAATCAGAGAGTAGAGCGGAAGGATGTGTAATGTGGATAACGAATCAATCAAGGGTATACCTCCGCCTCCAGAACCGCGACCTGCGGCAAATCCCCCATCAGCGGCCTACGAGTATGACCTATATCCTCATCGTGACGATGCGCCGCGAACGATTTTAGGGCTGACCGCAGAAGAAGATAAGAATGCGTTTATTTTTGCAATGGTGCTACTGTTCATTGTATTTATAGGCTTTATAGTTTTGATGTCGCAGCCTCATCCAGTCGATCCTTGTGATGCCCCTCTATCTTTTGCCTGTCTTGACCGCCGAGTCCAAGAGTGCATCACCTCTGAGAAGTACACCAAAGAGCAGTGCGTTGTTCTGGTAGGAGGCAATAAATAACCTCGTGAAAAACATCCTCGTGACGGGCGGCTTCGGCTTCATTGGGAGCCACCTCGTTGACCGGCTGCTGGCGCAGGGGCATCATGTGACGGTGATCGATGACCTGCGGAGCAATGTGGTGTCGCCGGCAGACTACGACGACTCTATGCGGCGCGATCAACTGCGTTTTCTGCAAATTGATGCGGTGCATCTTCACCCCTACTTGATTAATCGGTCGGTTCAAGAGGTCTACCATCTGGCTTCGCCGGTGGGTCCGGTGGGCGTGCTGGCTTATGCCGGACAGATTGTACGGGAAGTCGTCAACTCGACCTATGCTGTCGTGCAACTGGCAAAGCATTATCAGGCCAAGCTGGTGGATGTTTCGACCAGTGAGGTGTACGGCGGCGGGCAGCAGGGATTATGCGCTGAGGAGATGCCCAGAATTATCCAAGCTGAGACGACGGTGCGGCTGGAATACGCGGTGGCGAAGCTGGCGATGGAAACGGCGCTCATCAACATGACCAAAGTGAGTCCGCTGTACGCCGTGATTGTGCGTCCATTCAATGTGGCAGGGCCGCGCCAGAAGGCTGAAGGCGGGTTCGTTGTGCCGCGTTTCGTGGGGCAGGCGCTGCGGGGTGAGCCGCTGACGGTGTATGGCGACGGGCAGCAGATACGGGCATTCACCCACGTCGAGGATATTGTCGATGGGCTGCTGTTGGCGATGAAAAATGGCAAGAGCGGCGAGGTGTATAACCTCGGCAATTGGAATAATAAGACCGACATTGAACATTTAGCATGGATTGTGCAGCAGGAAGTCGCACTTCGCCCCATTGAATATATTGATCCAAAGACGATTCATGGGCCGTTGTTTAGTGAGGCGGCGGACAAATATCCTGATCCAACCAAAGCCTATAACGATTTAGGTTGGCATCCCCAGCATGATCTAACCAAGATCGTGTGCGATGTGCGGGACGAGATGCAACGTGCTTTGCAGAACGCCGCCGAGACCGTTAAGAGTTAACCACTTGCGTTAACAGCCCATTTGTTCTATACTTTGTGTTAATTCAAAATTTCCGCGAGGCGGATGTGTTTCCCATGAGGGAAGTGCATCCGCCTTTTTTGTTGTGAGTAACCTATGCCTGACCGGGTAACGATAGCCGAGACACAGCTTCAACCGCTTAAGGGCGACTTCCCCGATGTTCCAACTTATCCCCACGTCGATACGGCGCTTCTTTACCAAAATGATGAAGCTAATCCTTTCCATGTCATTTTGCCGATTGCAGAAATCGGCAGAGTGAGCGCAAACGGCCTCGAATACGACGATGAACTGGTAACGGCTATCGCTGAACAAATGAGCAGCGGTGCAGGCGGTATCCGGGGACATATCCCGGACGACCAACTCAGCACCGCTTACCCGGTCGATGATGTGCATTGGATCGGCCACAAGATGGAAGGGAAAACCCTGTGGGCAAAAGGGTATATCCCGCCGGGGCCGACGCGCGAAGACATCCGCATGAAAAAAGCACGGGGCGGCAACATCGCCACCTCGATCTTCGGCGATGCGGTCAAGGAATTGAGCCAAAACAATTCCAAGAAAACATGGAAGGCGCGGCAGTTCGCGCTGGAGCAAATTGATCTCGCCCCCACCAAGCGGGCGGCGTTAAAGAACAAGCATGGTTTTGTCATTACCAGAGAGATGCAGGAGGGCGAGGAAATGCCGGACGTTCGAGAAATTACCAGTGCTGCGGAAGTACCAGTGGCAATCCGTGAGCAGATCATCCGTGAAAGCGACTTGGCAAAGAAGGCCGAGCGCGTGACCGAGATGGAGACCCGTATCTCCGAGTTGGAGACACAGGTTGCCGAACAGGCGCAGTACAAGCAGATCGTGATGGAAATCCGCACGACACTCGGCAAAGACACCGATACGGCTGCGACGGTTGCTGAGTACCACGCGGTCGGCACCAAGCTCGCCGAGATGTTGGGTGTGGATTATTCCAATATCACGGTCACGGTGCAGGAGATGCACGAAGCGGTCAAGGAATTCAAGCGCAAGGAATTTGAAGGCGCGGTGGATACCCAGATTGCCGAGTTCACCAACTGGAACGCTTCAAACGACGCGAACAAGCTCAAGGTCACCAACTTCCGCAAGACCTTCCGCCGTGCGGTTGTGGCGGAATTGGGCAGCGAACGTGCGCCAGAGAAGATCGCCGAAACCGCTACCAAGTTGTGGGGCGAGGAATTTGAGCTGCTGGGCAAGTCGGTTGTTGCGGAGTTGAGCGGGCCTCCAGCGTTTGTGCCGGGCCGGTCGAATCCAACATCGAACCCAGCCAATCCAATCACTGACGAGATGTTAGCCACAGCCGGCAAGACATTAAACGGCTCGAAGAAATAGGCCGTTTTACAAGACATAAGCCAAAGGGAGTAAAGACACTATGGCATCAATTGTAGGGCCACGTTTGGCCGCCGACTTGATTTTCCCGGTGGGGGGGATGGATGCCACACGTATCCTGAACTTCCAGAACCGCAACGGTTTGACCCCTGAGCAAATCGTGGCGAAGGCCGCTGCCGCAGTAGGTGGCGCGAATGAGCAGGTGATGGCTCGTTGGGGCGGCATCAGCTATATCACTGAAGACATCATGGCGCGTTACCGTGCCGGTGTCGGCGGTACCGCTCGCAAGACCTCCAAGAAAACCGAAACCACCCAGACCGATCCGGTTCAGGGCGTTCTCTCCGGTCACATGCTGCCGATTCAGGATTATGAAGACGCGCTGATGTGGGACTGGCAGTACCTGCGCGATGCTTATGAAGCGCAAATCGACAGCGACTGCGCTGAAGTGGCCGATGCCTTCCGCTATCGCTGCGAGGCTGACTTCCTCAACCGCATCATGTCGAACGCCGAAAACGCCATTGGCAGCGGCTACGATGTGCCGTGGGCGATTGGCACGGGTACGAACGTCAACTTCATCCCGCCGCCATACCAAGCCTACCAGTTCACCACCTCGCATACCCACTTCCAATTCAACGCAGGCAGTGACGCAGCCGCCTTGTTAGCGCTGCGTGACGCGATGATTACTGAACTTCGGCACCACGGTCACAGTGGAACAATTGCCCAGTTCGTGAGCGTGAGCGATGTGGCAAGCTGGGCAGCCGTGACCGGGTTCGTGGAAATTAACCCCTCCAACGTCCAGATCGTCACCGGTGGTTCTTCACCTGTACGTTTCGTCACCGGCGAACTGCAAGGTATTCCCGGCGAGTTGTTCGGTTTCTTCAAGACCAACTTTGGTATTGTCGAACTGCGCTACCTCGAAATCCTGCCGACTACTTACACCTTCATGACCAAGCCGTATGGCGAAAACAACGTCAACAACGGTGTGGCGCTGCGCGTCCATCCGACCAGCCCCTTCGGTATGGTTCCTGATGTGCAGGTGACCAGCTCGGTTATGCCCCAATTGAAGGGTATCAACCTGAAGGCGACGCATGGCGTAGGCATCAACCGACGCACCAACGGCGTTGCGGGACGTTTCGGCAACGGTTCCTATAGCTGGACGGCTCTGTAAGCCAGCGGGCTGACAGACTTTAATAGGGAGACAAGACAATGGCTTTAACAGTAACCAAACTTCAGGTGCGCCCGCTGCCCGGCGCAATTGTTCGCACGTTGACATTGGGCGAAGCGGCCAGTGCTGGTCACGGCGTGTACCCGAATGCCAGCAGCGCTTACTTGAAAGCGGATGCCGACGCGGCGGGTAAGTATCGCGGTGTCGCCATCCTCGTCAACGACAGTCAGGGCAACGGCAATACCAGCGGCGACTTTGCCAATGGGTCTGACGTGAGCGCGGTGGTGTTTGGCCCCATCGCGGGGTTCAGCGGTATGGATCCCACCAAGTCGGTGTGGGTCGATACGACAGCCGGTGGCTTTACCCAGACCAAGCCCAGCGGCGGCGGTGTCTTCGCGTCGCCGATTGGATACCCGCTGACGGACTCTATCCTGATGGTTTCGCCGCAGCCGTTCGACACCACGTACTAAGTCGGCGGCTCGATGCAAATCAACTGGGTTGGATACCGGTTTCTTAAAGAAGACGGCTATGGCCGTTACGGTATCCACATGATCCGTGCGCTCACCCGCTTGGGTGTGACCGTCAAGCCGATACAGGCTCAGACGTATTACGACATGCCGGAAGATGTTTTGAAACTCACCGGCATCGATACCCAAGCGCGTTCGATTTGGCTGCTGCCTCCAGTCGCCATTAAGGACAAGCCTGCGCCGCACTCGTGGATATACACGATGCATGAGGATTCGACGCTGCCGGACGGGTGGGCGGAAAAGATCAACCAGTTTGAGCGCTGCATTGTGCCATGCGAACACAATGCAAAGGTCTTTGCAGAGTGCGGGGTGACGATCCCGATCAGCATTGTGTACGGCGGAACTGCGCCGGAAGAATTCCCTGTACGTGAAGCGGTCGCTGATCGGCCTTACACCTTTTTATGCCTCGGCGACCGGGGCAGCCGCAAGGGTTGGGAGACGGTTTGGGGCGCATGGTATGAAGCCTTCCCTGAAAACCTGACGGATGTGCGGCTGATTATCAAGGCGCGACCAGAGATGGTTCCGGACTGGTTCAGAGACTGCGAACTGCCGGACAAGCGTATTCGGCGCTGGTATGACAATGTCAGCGATATGCGGCAGGTCTTCGCGGAGGCCGACTGCATTGTCTATCCGGCGCGGGGGGATGGCTGGGGGATGTGGTGGCGTGAAGGGGCGATGATGGGACTGCCCGCTTTGGTCACCCCCTACAGCGGTAATGAGGTCGGCGCGGAACAGGCGGCGATCCCGCTGCGGAAGTACCGGCTGATGGAGTCCCTGCTGGACAGTCACGGGCTGTGGGCGATGCCGGATCAGAGCGAAGTGGCCGAGAAAATGCGCTGGTGCTACGAGCATCAGGACGAGGCACGGGCAATCGGGCTGCGGTCGGCGAAATGGCTGCGCGAGAACCAGACGTGGGATCACAGTGCGAAGGCGCTGGTTAAGTTGATTGAGACGTACACATGACGACCATCACTGCTCAAGAAGAAATCACACTACGGGCTAAGTTGGGCAACGGCGGCAGAGGGTTTAGTACACCCGATCTCGACCGTATTTGGGTTGAGGCTGAAGAGCGCATGAGTACGGCGCTGTGGATCGCCTTCGAAGAGTTGATGAACGACGCGGCGCGGTTCAATGACTACACCCAGAATGACACGCAGGAAAAGCGGTCACAGGTGTTTGACCATATCGCTAACAAGCTCGTGCCGTACTGGAAAGCCAAGTCGGAAGAAGAGGTCGATGCTGCGAGCAATACCAAAGCCGTGCGGATACTAGGCTTGAAGGTAGTGCCGCCGCGCAAGGTGGAGCGGCCTTCGACCGATCCGGGCTGTGATGACGGGACGTGGCGCTGATGGCTGACGCGAGCGCGTGGATCGGCGCAGGGACAGGGACGGCAACCAGCGACCGGGCAGCCGATGCGTGGCGACGGATTAACGAGAAGCCGACCAGCATCGTGGTTGTGCGGAATAAGGTTTCACGACCTGCTCAGACGGTGCGGGTGGAATACAGCAACCAGCAGTCGAACGCCGAGCAAAAGGGCGGCGCAGGCAAATCCAGCACGCAGCGGGTGATGATCTTTGGCATCCGGGGGCATGAGAGCGAAGCCGATACCGATATTGAGCGCGACGACCGGATCAAGATCGATGGGCTGCAATTCCGGGTGGTGAGCGTCATTTTGCAAACGGGCGAGAAGCAGGCGATGTGTGAGGCGCTGGGCTGATGGCGAATAAAGGGCAAGTCGTCTGGCGCGGCAATGTGGAGATGGGCCAGAACTGCATCGTCTACGGCAACAAGGTGATTGAGGCGTGTAAGGCGGTACTGGATTATTTCCAGCCGATTGTGGAGACGTTTGCCAAGCAGCACGCCAGTTGGACGGATCGCACCGGCAATGCCCGCCAAACACTGCACAGTTGGGTGGATGAGTTGAGCCGGGATGTGGTGGCGCTGTATTTGAGTCACGGCATGTACTACGGCGTGTTCCTTGAAGCCAAGTATGCCGGACGCTACGCGATTATCTGGCCGACGCTCCAAGCACATATCGAGCCGATTATGGACATGCTGAAGGGGATATTCGGCTAATGGCAACACTGCACGCAACGGTGAAGACCATGATGACGGGCGATGCCACATTGATGGCGCTGCTGACCGGCGGCGTGTTCGACGGAGACTCGTTGGACTTTACCGGCGAAGGGGCGAGTGAAGCGCCCAGAGAAGCCGATGAGGTGGTGCTGAAGCCGCACGCGATCATCCACTGGGATGGCCGGAGTCCACGCGGCAATGCCCGTAAGGTGAAGGGCAAGCTGGAACCGTTCGAGGTGTATGTGTATCAGGACACCGGATTTGATGTGATCGAAAGCGCGATCCTGCGGCTGTGTACGTTGTTTGAGGACAAGTATCTCAGCGTGACAGACCGGGCTTTGGCTCACGTCACCGAAGATAGTTTTACGAGCGGCGAAATTGCTGATGAAGCGATGGGTAACGCGGCTTGTAAATTCGTTCGATTTTTTATCGTTACCGCGCCGATTTAGCAGGGGAGAGCAGGAAATGCCACAGTTTAGCGAAGTCATTTATAACCCAATCGATTTGATCGTCGCCAAGTTGAATAACGACAACACCTTCGGCACGCCGGTTCGCATTGATTATTTCGAAAAGGTCGCCTTCGATTTTGAAGCCGATACCGATGAAATTAAATCTGCCGGCTTGATCGTTGAAGCGCTGTCAATTGCCACGAAGGTGACGGGCAATATGGACAACGGTGCGCTCAATTATGCCGCCATGACCATTATTCAGAACGATACGCCTCCATCCGTTTATGGCACGACACCGAACCAATACCAATATGTGGATTGGACGGTCGGGGGTGCGGGTAACCCGTATTTCGGCATGATGGTACTGTATGCAACCACACTCGGTGGCGCATTCATCGCGGGCTTCCCCAAATCCATGCTCAACAAGAAGCCGGGTTTCGACATTGACCAGAACAAATTCCGTGTCGGCAGCGCCGAGTTCAGCGCTTTTGCGCCCAGCACGATCAGCCGACGTGTGGCACGTGGTATGAAAATGGAAACCGCTCCAACCTCACTGCCTTTGACCTCTGCTTACATGCAGGGCTTCTTCAACGGGATGTTCTAAGCGATGGCTTTTATTTGGCATGATGACCCCACGACCAAACTAGATCTCTCGAAGGGCAACAGCATCGAAGTTGCCGAAGTGGACATGCTGGCACTGGTGATGAGTGCCGACAATGAAGACATTCCCAACGGCCTGCTGGAACAGATTAGCGCCCAATTGAGCGGCCAAGCGCCGGATCAGGAGATTGTCTGCCACAGCGGGGTGCGGCTGCCGATGCGCGGTGAGCCGGTGGTGCAGGGCAAAGTGCGCGGGACGGTGGTCGATGTGAGCGGCACAGAAGAACAATTTACGGCGCGGGTATCGATCCCCAGCGGCGCGGCGCTCGAAGCGGGTAAAGAAATCCGCTTTGGCGGGAACAGCGTGGCGATGCTCGAAAGCGTGCGTCCGTGGACGTGGCGTATCGGCGGCGGCGATGCGAATAAGGCGCGTGAAGAACTGCCGCAAATGGGCAACTTCATTAACCTGATTGTCCGCGCGGCCAGCCGGATGCCGAAAGTGGTCAATGAAGTCACTGACCCGGAGACGGAGATTAGCATCAAGCGGCTGAAGTCTGCTGACAAGATGATTATCTTCAACTGGGCGATGCCGCGCGAGGTGCGGCCAGCCGGTACGTTTCCTCAAGAATCGGCAGCAAGTGTGGCTGCTGCATCTGACGTGCAAGGCGTACAACCTGAATCCGGCGACGGAGTTGGGGCTGACGCATCCGTGGGTGAGGTGGCAGTTTAATCACTCGGTTAGTGCATTCGGTCGCTGGATGGAAAACAAGCTGGCCGAGACGACCGATGACGGCAAACGGCACAAGTATACGGTCGAGGAACTGCTCGGCCTGCCGCTCGAAAATAAGCTGAGTGGCCGGTTCGGTTAAAGATCAATTCAAAATTTCCGCGAGGCGGATGTGTGTCCTGAAAGGGGCAAGCATCCGCCTTTTTGTTTTTAGGTGACTGATGCCTAATCGCGATCCTGCTACAGGGCGATTTGTATCTGGTGGTGGCTCCTCCGGGGGAAGTTCTTCCGGGGGGGGCTTCAATTTAGGTAACGCTTACGGCGCAGTCATCATCGATGTCAGCGGCGTGGGCAGTGCCATGCAGCAAGCCCAACAGTCGATTACCAGCGGGCTAGGCGGTATTGGGGATAAGATCGGCGGTTTCGTCAGCGGTATTGGTGACAGCCTAAGCAGTATCGGCGACAAAATCACCGGTATTGGTGTCAAGATGACCGCCATCGGCGCGCCCATCGCAGTAGGCTTCAAAAGGGCCATTGGCGATGCCATGAGCTTTGACGAGTCGATTACCAATATCGCTGCTGTGTTGGGGTTGACCGCAGATGAATCGGCCAAGCTAGGCGATCAACTTCAGTCTATTGGCAAGGGGTCACGCGCGGGCGCGCAAGAAGTTGCCCAAGCCTATTACGACATCGCCGGTGGTGTGGCGGACGCATCAACCCACATGGCGATCTTGCAAGCTGCGATTAAGACCTCTGAGGCTGGTAACTCCGATCTAGCCGGAACGACCAGCGCATTGATTAGCGTGATGAATTCTTACAACCTGACGGCAGAGCAAGCCGGAATGGTCTCCGATGTGCTGACCCGTACCGTCGGTATGGGTGTTGGCACAATGGATGAATTTGCGGCGGCATTCCCGGCTGTCACCGGCGTGGCGAATTCACTGGGTATAAGCTTTGAAAATCTTGGTCAGATGATGGCCTACCTGACGACAAAGGGTAACAGCGCTAGTGAAGCCTCTACGCAGCTTTCAGCCCTAATGACGGCGATGCTTAAGCCGAATACGGATATGGCCGACGCGCTGAAGGAACTGGGGTTTGAATCCGGTGAAGCGGCGGTCAAGCAGCTTGGATTGGTAGGGGCGTATCAGGCGATTGCCAAAACTCAAACGGCTGCATCGAAGGGCATGGGGCAGCTTATCGGGCGCGTTGAAGGTATCCGCGCTGTAACCAGCTTTGGCAGTAAAGATGTTGACAGCTTCTTTAGCAAATTCACAAGCGGCGTAAAAGGCGCAACCGATGCCGCGCAAAAGATACAAAATACCAGCATGGCGGCGAGATGGGACAAACTAACCTCCCAGATACAAGATGTCGCGATTACGATTGGCACGACGCTTTTCCCCGTTCTTTCTGATTTATTCGACAAACTCAGCCCGATTATTGACAGCGTAGCCAAGTGGATTGAACAAAATCCGCAACTGGTGCAGCAGGTCGCACTGCTGGTCGGCGGGTTAGTAACACTTGGGCCGATTGTCGCGGCCATAGGGTTCGCGATCAGTACGGTGGGCGGCATCATTTCGGGTATCGGCGTGGTGATTGGCATTATTCTGTCACCAATCGGATTGCTGCTGGCTGCCGGAGCGCTGTTGGTTGCACTGTTTAAAGACCAAATCTCAAACGGGATTAATGTATTCATCGGCCTTTTGCAGCAGGGCAAAAAACCGCTAGAGGCTTTATCCGGCGGTATCATTGCCATGTTTGGGGATACCGAAATAACACGCGGGATTGAGGCATTTCTTTTAAATATTCAAAAGCTGTTTGACAATTGGAAACTGTATGGGTCACTTATCAAACTCTACGCCGAGTACTATTTTCAAGGCGTGGTCACGGCTATTCAGAAAGTCATTGAGCAAGTCCTGACTTTTATTGATAACAACAGGACTCTAGTCGGCGCAATCCTTGTTCTCGGCGGTATCATTCTTATTGCAACCGGCTTATCTTGGGCGTTTTCAGTTGCACTGGGGGCAATTGCAACAGTAACGGCGGTTGGCAGTTCATTACTTCTGGGTATTGGAGGACTAATTGCCTTGTTAACTGGCCCTATTGGCCTTGTAGCATTACTGATTGCCCTTGTAGGGGCTGTGGTTATCTCTTACCCCGGTGGATTCCCACAATTACTTAGTGACGCTGCCGAGTCGTTTAGTAAGTTGGTACAAATTTTTGGCCTTGAAACTCGCAAGTCGATACAAGGCATATCCGAAGATTTTCATAACTTGGCCGTTAATATAGGACTTGCGACAGATGCAAGCGGTAAGTGGAACGCGGGAGCCGATCACTTTACACAAGGCGGCGCTACAAAGGGTGGCGCATCTGGTGGTGGCGGTCGCGGTTTTGGTGGCGATGCGCCTGTTGGTGTAACTCAAATGCCGTTTACCGATGTGTTTGGCAGAGGTGTTGTCCCTCTTCCTCCTGTAGGCGGGGGCAGTGCTGCCCCCCACAACCGCGATGTCGGCGGCTCTGGCGTTGCCGGTATGCAGTATATGATTGGGCGACCTCAACTCAAAAACGAAGTCTATATCCCCGGCGCAGATGGACAATTCGTGCCGAACTTCGTCAATATGATGAAAGATGTAGCAGTGGGCTTGCAAAACGGGAGTGGGCAGGGCGGCGACACAATCAACGTGATGATGCCCGTCGCAGCGTTGGCGAGTCCGGCTGCGGCTCAAGCTAATGGCGAGATATTCGGGCAAGCTATCGCAAATGAGATGCGTGCGCGTGGGATAAAGTCAATCAAGACTTAATCCATTTATTGATCGTCGTAACACGCTTTACCGTCATTGTCTCTGTCTAATTTAGGATTGATTTGAGCGGCAGTGTATTGGTCAATCCCCATAGCACGTGCCTCAGCGCAATTTTTAGGAATTGGGCCGGTATAGCCTGAAGGTGCCACTTGTTGCGCTGGCGGCTGCTGAACTGCGATTGGTGCTTGTACTGGTATAGTCGTTGGCGGCTTTGGCAATTGAGCAAGCATTAAGCCGCTATAAACAAACCCCTGCTTTCCACCATAGGCCACTCGATACCATATTAGATTTTTAGGTTCTACTTCTTCACCGTTTACTATCGCATCGACAGTCAATCCCGTAAGGGCTGCAACTTGCCCAAGCCGTTCGCAATCGGTGCGTGGGCAGGCTCGCACATTGACCTGCCTCTCGGCATAGTAGGTTAGTGGTTCAATTACCATCACATTAGGGTCGTCTTGCATTCCGCTTACAGGAGCAATTTCGCCTACTGTAGGGATCGCGGTGGGTATATCGGTATTTGTCGCAGTCGGCTGCGGTGTATCCGTAATTGTCGCAGTAGGATAAACAGTGCCGGGCGCAGGAGTGATTGTGACAAAGCCGCTGCGATTGATTACCTCAGTTGGAATAATTGTCACTCCGGGCGGTTCAGTCGCAATTTCTGTCTCTGTTTCAGGAGTCCATGTTAGAGACGGCAAAACTGCCAGTGTCGGCAAAGCTTCACCGTTAGGTTTGTTCGCACCAAAGAGTGATAATGCAAAAATGACAATGCAGGCAAAAAAGAAAATGCCGATAATTTTGCGGAAAGCAAATAATATTCGCATTGTGGTATTCCATATTAATGCAAAGTGCTTTGCATATTTTTAACATGGAATATTAATATAAGCGAATCAGCGGCGTGAAATTGCCGTGAAGATTTATTTAGTGGGTGATGGAAGTGCGTTTTCAAGCAGGCGGCGAATAACAGCGGTTCGATTAACTTCCCCCTTGCCGTTATACAACCCCTTAAAACCCTGCTTGTGCAATTCTTCGGCAACCCTCTCGACCATATCATCCATATCGGCAGGCCAGTAAAGATTGCGGCGAAGCGAAGCGCTGGGTGGAGATTTCTTTTTATCGTCCATTGTGTACCTCTTAGTGTCATTCTACCATTAGTTGCAACCAATGTGAATAATTTCTGAAGGAGTTATAACTACTTGACACTAGGGTACATTAGTGCGATAATATAACTATGCAAAGCACATTGCATATATAAATGAAAACGCGGCAGGTGTTCGTTGCACCTAACCGCGCAGCGAGCTAGAAAGGATATTTTCATGCTCAACCTGAATGGTATCACAAATCGCCTTTTTCCGTCAACGCTCCCCACCTACGGCCCCGGCGTACAAGTCGAAGTCGAAACCCTCTGCTACGGCAAGCAAACCGGCACAATTCAACTCATCACGGATAGCCCTTATTACGGCGAAGCTGGCGTTCAACGCGCCTTCGTTGTTGGCGAGGGCTGGACGGATTACATCCTCGTTGACGAACTGGTTCTCGCTGATCCAGATTTCACACTTGAGGACGATCCTGAATACTTACAGTTCCTATACGATACCGAAGCTGCCGAAATGGCACTCGAATTCGCCGACTAATTCAGATAATCAGGGCGGCACGTCCGCCCTTCATTCGACCATTCAAATAAGTTTAAAAGGATAAGACCATGCTAGACGAACGTTTACTCTCCCGCGTGTACCATCACGAAGATACCGTAATTGAAGACATCAATCAAAGCGTTGTTCGTGCTATCCTTCCGGCCATCGCCCAAGCAATCCAAGCTGAGGCGAAAAAGATCAGCGACAAGTATTCACCGACTGAAGCCGATCCGTTCAGCCGAGACGCATTGCAATCCCTGCTTATCAGCCAGATTGCCTCATTCCTCATCTTCGATGACTGCGATCAGATTGAAGTCATCCAGCCGCACCAATTGACTACACCCTATGCGGCATTCTTTTTCGATGTCGAGTTGGATACTAAAAGTTAGCCGCGATTGTTGATTATTTGTTCTAAAACCCCTTATAGTTTAAGGGGTTTTTGCGTTAAAGGATTTCAAATGAGATTAGGTAAGCGGGACACCCACTTCTACTTCCGATTCAATGTCGGCGCTGAGGTTGCGGCAAAGAAAACCATAGCCGTCGATAAAAAGATGCCGAACTGGTATCAAATCGCTTTTATTGTGCAAACACGAGTCCTGATTGATTGGACGGCTGACGATCAGGCGAATGATAGAGGCGGCACGACGTGCAAACTATCGCTTAAGAAAATTGCCGAGATGGATGAGGCTTAGAGGGTTTATGTCTAAAGTGTCTTGTGTAATAAAGACCTGCGGCAACTGTGGCAAGGAAATTGTGATTAAACCCTCAAAACTAAGAGAAGGTACTCAATATTGTAATCAAAAGTGCCACACCGAGGCGCGGCGTAAAGTGCTTCTCCGTATAGATAAAACTTGCGAATACTGTGGAAAAGCGTTTCAGACAATCCCGGCATTGCAAGACAGAAAGAAGTATTGCAGCCTTGAATGTCGGCATTTAGGGGATCGCCGAAGAGTTGAAGAGATGGCGGCGTGTGTCAACGATGCGGCAGAAAACCGAAAAAAGGCGAGCCGCAATTCCACGTACATCACATTATAGCTTATCGCGATTTTAACGGGGATTATCTCGCGGCCAACGATTTACTGAACCTTATTACATTGTGTCCCAGTTGTCATCCACGGGCCGAGCTAGGTCTTGTGTACGTACCTAAACGGTTATTCTGAAAGCTGATTGTTCCTTGAGAACTTTTGTGCTATAGTATTTGAGACAATTCAAAATTTCCGCGAGGCGGATGTATCTCCAAGATAGGAGACGCATCCGTCTTTTTGTTTTCTGGGATACGTCTTGGGTATTACGAAATTCATCGCCATCAACGGCAGCGGCTCTTACGATTTTCCTCCCAACTATCAACAGTCGCTTGATGATAATTTCACAAACATGTTAGCGAGAAGTGTACGTTTGCCGGGAATGGACGGTGGCTTGGATGAATTTGGAACCGGCGTTGCTCCCTCGTCAGTCGGCAATATTCCATTTGAGTTCTTCCTCGTCAGTCCAACTTTAGAAGGCATGGAAGTGTTGCGTCGTCAGGTTGGCGCGCTGGTGGATTGGGGTGTTGGTGCGCTGTTTTACCAACCCGCTGATCCGGCACTGCCGACCGTATGGACATATGCGCGACTGAACAATGTGGGTAAATCTCAAAAACTAAGTGAACACACCAACCGTTTTCAACGTGTGGCACTGACTCTTCAGACAAGCCCTTTTTGGTACGGACGCGGTTCAGAGATTCTCTGGGATGATCCGTATTCCACTGCTACTTGGGATGATGGGGTAAATGTCTTCGATGGTAACTCATCTGCGCCTGCGCCTACGAGCGTGACCGACTCCGGCACGGTGACGATCAGCAGCGTCGGCGGCAACGTGCATACCCTCGCCCGCCTCCTCGTTATCAAAGACAGTGCAGGCACACTCTCTAATCCCATGATTGAAAGAATTGTAAACGGAAATGTCTTAGATCGTACCCGTTGGTTTGGAGACCTTACCAATGGCGACGTGCTGGAAATCAACGCGCGGCAGCAGATGGTGCGTAAGAACGGGATCAACGTCTACAGCTCGTTTGAACTGCCGCTGAACGCCGATTGGATGTGGCTGAGACCCGGCAGCAACACGCTCCGGGTGACATGGACAGGAACCGGCAAGCTGGCCGTGCGCTGGCTGGAAAGGTACAAGTGATATGACCAGCGATTTTACAATCCCAGCCGCCGCGACGGCTTTAGCAGGGCTGACCTCGGCGAACGTCAATGCCGCCGATGCCGCGCTGCTGCAACTGATTAACGACTACAAGAACGGCGTGAAGGGCTTCGACATTCTGAAGTTCTACAAGAACACGGCGACGCTGGCGAGTGACACGCTGGCGCTGGCCGTTGCCAACATGACGCGCTATGTGGTTGTTGATACCGAAGGGGCAGCGGCTACCGATAACCTGAGTACGATCTCCGGCGGCTCGGACGGGCAGGTGCTGTACTTGATCGCCGCCAACGCCGGACGGGTAATTACGCTCAAACACAACGTCGGTAACATCAAGCTGTGGGGCGGGGTCGATGTGGCACTGGCCGCCGACAAGGTGACCAAGCTGTTTTACAACGGCACGAACTGGTCAGATGTATATATCCCGGCGGGCGCGGCGCTGGTCATTAACACCTCGCGAACGGTGTTGGGATCAAACCTGACCAGTATTTCGATCAGCAGTATCCCTGCCACTTATAAACATCTGCTGCTGGTGGTGGAAGCCCGCACCGACGTGGCGGCAGCCGTTGACAGCATCCTGCTGCGCTTCAACGGCGATACCGGCTCCAACTACGATTACCAGTTCATGAACGGCAGTGCCACGACGGTGATCGCTGCCGAAAGCCTCGCGGCGGCTTATATCCTGCTGCCGTTCGCCGCGATTGGCAACACCGGCCCGGCAGGCAACGGCTTGGCGAGTGTGTTTATCTACAACTACGCCTCGGCCACGATGATGCGCGGCTGCCATATCGAGGCCGGATCACGCACCGGTACAACCACCGGCCTGCTCAAAGACGCACGCGGCAAGGGCTGGTGGCGCAATACCGCAGCCGCCATCAATACCATCAATCTTTATCCGCTGATCGGTACCAACATTGTGACCAACAGCGCCTATACCCTTTATGGATTTAAATAAGATGAGCCAAGAAGAGCGACCTTTCAAGGGCATTCAGGACGCGGTTACCGGCGATCTGGTCATTGTACCGGTAGACGACGCGGAATGGGACGAGATCAAGGCTAAACAGCAGCGGGTTAAAGTCGAACTGGAAGCACAAGCGGCAGCCGAAGTGGCGGCTAAAGCGGAAGCCGAGAGCGACAAAGAAGTCCTTGCCGCGCTGCCAACCGACGACGAGATCAACAATGCAAAGTCCTATTCCGATTTGAAGCCGCTTTTGCTCCGACAAGCCGCTGCGATCAACGTCATCTTAAAGAAGCTGGGACTGACGGAATAAATGCGCGTTACGGCGGACGTTTACGATTCGAATGGCAACAAGACCGGCATCGGGCCGGTGATTGCTATTAAGAGCGCCAGCGTCACGGAGCAACTCGACGGCGCGGGTTCGTTCAACCTCGATCTGGCGGTGGATGAGCGGGTGCTGACCCTCATCAACGAAACCGAAGTGCGGCTTCAGGTGCAGACCTACGACGCGCAACCGTCAATGGAGTGGGTGCGGGGCATCGTCCGCGATAACCAGATTCAGGACGAGGACAGTGGCACACGCATTAGCGTCTCCGGGCCAGACACGATGGACGCGCTGACCGAACGCACCGTCGGCTTGGGACGAAGCTACAACAACACAACGATGAGTGCAATCATCAACGGGCTGGTGGGACTGGTGCCGGGTTGGTCAACCACGATTGAAAGCGCCGTCGCTACTGATTTGCAATCGACGCGTTTCGATGGGGCGAACGTGCTGCAAGCCCTGCTGCGCTGCACCAGTGAGAAGGGTATCCACGTCCGCAACGGCCTGACGGCGAACACGCTGGAGATCGGCGCGTTCGGCAGTCTGGTGACCAACAGCAGCGGGCAGCAGGTGCGGGCGATCAAAGCGCC